CGATGCAGCTTACCTCAATGCCCAAGGCCTCCGCGTCACCATCGAAACAAACCCAGACGGAACGCCATTCCTTGCGCTCGCAGTGCCGCGTGGACACCTGCGCGAACACCTGCACTACTTGAATCCGGGCGACGCGCTCATCTGGAACCCCGACCACAAGCCGATCTCCGCCACTGTCGTACCAGAACCCCTCGTGACACCCCCCACGGAGCCCTTCCCCCCCCTCATCCCAGCGGCAACCAAGAAGCCCCGCCGATGAACGCCGAAGACATCCTCAACGCCCTACGCCACCACTACCCAACAGCGGCGTTCGTCCCCGAGCTCACCATCAACGACGAGCAATCCCTCGCGGACTACTACGAACAGGGTGAGCATGATGCATTCACTCGCCGCATCGACGCACTCATGTTCGACAAGCGCATCCGCACGGCCATCGAGATCAAGGTGGACCGAGCCGACGCGAAGAGAGAAAGCCTCGCCAAAGTCCGTGCCTGGCGACAGGTCACACACAGGTTCTTCTACGGCACACCGGCAGGCCTCATCGACAACCCTCCCATCATGAGCGGATCAATCGGCCTCCTCTGGGCTCATCCAGCCGGGCGTATCGAGTGGCGCAAGAAGTGCCGCCTCAACCGTTGCAAACTACTTTGTTGCAGTTTGCAGGGTGTCCTTGCGGGCTCCCGCTCCAAGTCTGACAGCGCCGGGGCGCTCGCCTGGTTCACACTTCACAGAGACTCGCGTCACGCGCCCCGACGGGCGGTTTCGACTTACTGTCTCTCCATGTGCGTTTTGGGTCTCCGGGGCACTCCCGGCGACGTTGATGTTGACCGCGGCGTTCAGGTCACGGTCCATGACAAGGCCGCAACCATCACACCTGTAGACGCGCTCAGCGAGGGAGAGCTTGGCTTTCACTCTCCCGCATTTCGAGCATGTTTTGCTGCTTGGGTACCAGCGGTCCACGACGTGCAGTGCTGCCCCGCTGCGCGCGGTCTTGTACTCGAGCTGTCGGCGGAACTCACCGAACGCAGCGTCCGACACGGCCTTGGCGAGGTGGTGGTTTTTCACCATGCCTGCCGCGTTCAGGTCTTCGATACAGATCTCCGAGTACGTGTTGGCCAGCCAGGTGGTGGCCTTGTGCATCGCGTCTTGCCGCTGGTTAGCGACGCGGGCGTGGAGGCGCGCCACCTTGGCCCTGGCTTTGGCGCGACGGTTCGAGCCTTTCACCTTGCGGCTGAGGGCTTGCTGCGCCATCTTCAATCGCCGCTCCGACTTCCGCAGATAACGCGGGTTCTCGATGACCGTGCCGTCCGAGATCGTGGCCAGCGTCTTGATGCCCAAGTCCACGCCGACAGCCCCGCCCCTCAGTGCTTCACGCACCGCAGGCTCCTCGCGTTCGACGGTCAATGCGGCGTACCAACGGCCCGCCCTCTTCGAGACAGTCATGCGCAGCACCCTCGCGTCGCCCACGCGCTCGGACACGTCCTCCATGCAGTGAACGCGGCCGATCTTCGGCAGGCGCAACGCCTTCGGGTCGCCCTCAATCGGGCCGAATGCGCCGGTCGTGTACGCGAACCGAGGCGTTGCATGGTCTTTGGCCTTGAATCGCGGGAACCCCATGCGGCGACCTTTTCGAGCGCCTTTCCGGCTCTTCGACTAGTTCGACAGACCTTTCGCAAGAGCCTCCAGGCCACTACTGTAGGCCTCTTTCGAGTTCTCGCCCCACCAGATCACACCGTCCTCGCTGACGGCCAGGGCGTCCTTGTTCGCGTTCCACCAACGGCGCAGACCGTACAGCGACCACTCGGGCTTCTCGCCCGCGTCCAGCGCTTCCTTGATGTGCGCAAGCCCCGCGTTATACGCAAACCTGGACGCACCCGCATGAGAGAGCAATAGGCGCTCCTGCGTGGGAGAAGGGTCCAGGGCGACCTTGACGGCCTCAAGCGCCACGCGACCCTCCTTTCCCTTTTCTCTATGCGTTACTGACCTATAATACACAATAGCACGTAAAGAAACTGGGGCAAAAGCCCCGGTTATGGCACCCGCAGGAAGGGAGGCGCAGTGCGCCGCTACATCGAACAAACCACACAGCCCGATGGGACGGTTATCGAAACCCCCGTTGACGGCATCGTTCTCAGTGAGCGCGAGTACCAGGAACAGCGCGACCAGCTGGAAACACTCATCGTCACCGCCGACACCTTCCTCCAGCAAGCCCAGAGCGCCCTCGACTCCCTCATGGACACGTACAGAGCCCAGCGCCCCGCCGACAAGGCATACCTCGCAGCCTTCGGCCTCGAAGACGACCCCCAGCCCGAAACCACCCTCTAAGCTCCCACAACGAACGGACCACCATGAACGACTACAACGACATCGACGAGACGGCGGAAGACACCATCGTCCTGGACCTCGACGACGACACCACCGACCCTGACGACCTCGACGAAGCCGACCTCGAGACCCCAGAAGAGGACGAGGACGACTACGACGAATACGAGGACGACGAAGACGACGATGATGAAGACGAGGGCGACGTAATCTCGGCTCCCGTCACCACCTTCACGCTCGCCCCACTACGAGACGACACCGACGCCCCCGCTGAGTCCGACGACGGTGAAACGCCCGACGACGGCGACACTGACCTCGACGAGGACACTGACGACGAAACCAGCGCCGACAACGAGGCCACTCCCTTCCGCATCAGCATCGACACAGACGGACTCGACAGCGCAGCAGTTGAAGCGATCAGTAGCGTCAACGACGTGGTGACCGTTAAGAGCGACGCGTACTCCGTCCGCTACACACACATCAGCCCGCATCAGGTTGTTGGTACCAAGCCCATCAAGGACTACCGTGCCGACACCTACAGTGGCCTGTTCAACGTCATCCGTGAGATGGGTGTCATCGTCCCCGTTGTCGTGACCCCACTTGCGGAGTACGCCGACTTCCTCGCCGACAACAACATCACCACCGGCGCGGAAGCCGACGAGCTCGGCTACGCGGGTCCACGCTACCGAGTCCTCGACGGCTGGCGACGCATCTTCGCGTCCCTCAAGAACAACCAAGACGAGATCCCCGCCGCCATCGTCACCTTCCACGACCCCGAGGTTGGACGCGACCTATCCAACCTCATGCACCTGGTCCTCAACCGAGCCCAGAAGCACACGTGGCCTGAGAAGTGGGCGATGCAGAAGGTGATGGAAGAGTCCTACAGCCTCACCCCTTCCATGCTCGACTGGCTCCTCAACCTCGACGCGGGCGACTCCATGCGCCTCAAGGAAGTCATGCTCGCCGAGTACCCCGAGGTGACGGAGGGCTTCCTGTCGGGCAAGAAAGACCTGGTGCGTTCCTACAAGGCGCTCGAAAAGCTCCGCAAGGAGGAGGCAAACCCCACAGCAGGAGACGACGATCGGAAGATCTCCAGCGTTGACGAAGCAAGCGACCTCGCAGCTGACGACACCGGCGACGCGCCGCTCAGCGACGAGGAAGTCAAGAACCTTCTCGAAATGGGCGACGAACTCCGCGAAGTCCGCGACCTCCTCAACAAGGAAGCCGACACCGACGACACCGACATCGACGACGACAACTACGGCGGCGACCCCATCCCCGAAAACGCCGCCGAACAGGTCGGCTTCGAGGGCGGCGACGACGACGAGGACATGTTCGGTGAAGTTGACGAGAACACGGTACAGGACACGAAGGACCGCAAGCCCCTCTCCAAGGAACTACGCACGGCGATCCTCGCGCGCGACGAGTTCACCTGCCAGGCCTGCGGCTACGGCAAGGGCATCACGTCCATGGTCCACCTCGGCCAGCTCGAAGCACACCACAAGACCAGTGTCTACGTGGGTGGCTCCGACGCGATGAGCAACTTCGTGACGCTCTGCCAGCGCTGCCACGGCCTCGTACACATCCTCGCCGGCTTCAACGCCAAGATCGGCATGACCAAGGAAGAGTTCGAGAAGGTCCCGGACAACGATCAGACGATGTTCCGCGTGTGCATCAAGTTCGCGAAGATCATCCTTAAGGCTGAGGAGGAGACCGGAAAGGCGCTCAGGAAGTACAAGCCTGTGCGCAACCCATTCTGGGAGCAGCAGAAGCAGGCGCAAGAAGACCTCGAAGCCCTAGAGGATGAGGAAGCGACGGAGGATACAGTCGAATGACCACGCCATGGACATGGGTCTACTTCCAGAGGCCCGGATTCACCCTCTACCAGGAGGACGACAAGATCCTCACGGCCACCGACCAGACCATCGAGCGTGCCCAAGCCCTACGCGACATGGCAGCACGCCGAGTGCCGGGCCTACACTCGGCACCCTACGACCCGGCAGGCTACGAGTACTGCGCCTGCGACGGCCTGCAATCCCTCAACCTGTTCGCCCGCGACGACGTCACTCCCCGCACCGTCGTCATGACGGAGCAAGGCTACAAGACCCTCGCGCAAGTCCTCACAGACTACGAGGTCGGCGGCCAGGGAATCGACCCCAATGACGCAACCTGGGACATCCAGGCACTCCTCGAATCAGTCTGCTACGCCAACTCCTACACATTGACCCGACGCGAGGACCTATACGACAACCCTCTCCCCGGAGTGTCGATGTGGCCGCCAATCTACTGGACGCTCACATGCCCAGGAGGCGACACGGAGTATGTCCTGCGCACCTGCTACAAGCAGGGGACCCCCGAAGGAAACAAGCCAACCATTGAGGTCCAGGCCGGCGACGCCAACGCGCCCTACTACCTCGCCAACCTCCCCAAGGAGTGCATCCCCCTGTTCGACGGGACAGGCGCACCCCCAACCCAGCAGATGCTACGAGTACTCGCTCGAGCAGCAGAAGACGCGATCGCCGCCGGTTTCTGCCTCGAACGCGACATTCACGGGGTAGCGTACGCCCTCACCCGAGGCGGTAAGCGTCTCGAGTTCTACCTCGAAAACGTCGGATCCTTCACCTACACGGGCGACGACTTCGTAGCGCACGAGACCCACGGTGATCCCGCGTACGCCATGGGGCGTTCCATGCTCGTCAAGAGCGTGCTCAGAAACTACGGCATGGGGACCATGCGCGGCGTATGGGCAATCATTGACTCGCTCGTCAGGCAGAAAGCCGGCCAGACACCCATTGCAGAGACACCTGTTGACGGGTATCGAGCCGCCCGCAACGGGGAATGGGACGTGTACGCCGACGCGCGAGCGCCCTACACGCCCTCACGCAGCACGCACCCCGAAATCCGAGGCAACGACCCCTACAGCACCTACGACCGCTACGCCATGCACTACGTCAATCTCATTAAGGGCGACGCAGCAAACATGACCGCAGCCAGCCGAGCAGACAGGCTAAAGAACGTATGACCATCCCACGCAGCGTCATCGCGCGACGCAACGCACGCCAGGCGCACACTCCCGAAGCGCGCAGCCGACTCGAATGGGCGGCGGAAGTCCACGCCATCCTCGAAGCAGCTGCCGCCACCTTCGATGAAACCATGACCCGGCAACAGATCACGGTCCCAGTGAACCGTACGCGCAGCCCAGTGCAGGCACGAGGCATCCTGGACATGTGCCAGGCCCTCAGCGTCGCAGGCGTGGCCACCACCACCCCAACCGGCGATATCATCCTCACCCTCGCTGGCTACGCCGATCGGATGCAGGCAGCGCTCAACCTCGCCCGCAGCTACCTCGAGGCCGAGCACCTGCACCTCAGCCGCGCGCACACCGACCGGCCTGGTATCACGCTCTACCCCTCAAAAGCGCGCCGAAACACCTACGGGATGCTCCTAAGCGCAGCAGCCGAAGCCTCCACCATCATCCGCACGTTCCCTCCCTTCAACGTGCCACTCGACCGTGAGGAAGTCGAAGCAGCGTACGCAGTCCTCAGCCGAGGATGGGTCGGATCAGCCTACCGTGAGCAGCCTCTACCAGCCGCCGAGGAAGGATCTCGAGAGTATGAGAAAATCTATCTCTCAGTTGCCAAGACCCCACTCGTCAAGTCGTACAGAAAGAATCAGTGATGACATCAGTCCGTGCGCCCCGCCGCCTCCATCGAGCGTGGCGGGGTTCCGTCGCCTTCGCTTTCCTCCTCGCGCTCATCCTCACGTTTTTCGCGCACCCCGCGAGCGCATTCACAGACAGTGAGGGCCGCTACAACCTCAAGGACAAGCCCTCCACCTGGTGTCAGTGGTGTGCCGACAGCGACTTCGGGTATGACCCTAACGAAGAGCGTGGCATGACTGTAGACGCCGGCACCGACATGGCTGCGGCTGCGTGCGGTAACTTCTCCTTCGCATTCATGGAACTGAGAGCGGGAGTCAAAGCCCGCGGCTCCTACACCGTCAACGACATGCGAGCCGAAGCCATCAAACTGATGCAGGCAGGCAAAGACAGCCCGTTCAACGACGAGGGGTGGCTCTACCAGCTCAACCCCGAAGGCTTCGCCCAAGGTGTCTCCAACATGACCGGCGGGAAACTCACCGTCGAAGTCCAAGGCGACACCAGCGGCGCGGGACTCGGAGCCAACCAGTTCACCGAAGACGACGTCCGCCAAGCCATGAACGACGGATACTTCGTCATCTTCATGGTCCAAACCGACAGCGGCGGGCGGCACTGGATCGTCGGCGACTACGTGGAAGGCAACACCGTCCACACGATCGACTCCGGGCGACCCCTCACTGTCCTCGACCGCTCCCAATACCCCGGCGGCATCGGCCCCATCCTGAAGTTCTCCCGCACCGACGGCAAGAAACTCCAAGACCTCCCCACCATCGACGACGCAGCCACCAGCGTCTCCACAGGCGACAGCAGCCAAAGCGGCGCAGCCGCCATAACCGACACCGGCATCATCAGCGACCTCGACCTACTCGGCATGCCACCTCGCACCGTCGGCCAAAACCACCAGCTCTCCGACGCCGACAAGCTCGCCTTCGCGAAAGACACCCTCAAGTTCGCGAGCTACACGAACCTGAACACCGCGCAGAAAGACAACGTTGACCAGATCGTCGCGCAACGCCAGCTCGAACAAGACAGCAAACTGTCGAACGGGTTCAGCACCGGCATGGCGATCGTCGGCATCCTCCTGTTCCTGTACGCCCTCGTCGTCCTCCTGGCCCTCTTGCTCGACCTTGCTGCAAAAGACACCTACGGAGTCGCCGGAGTCCTAGTCATCTGCTTCGCCTTCGCCGCCCTCGGTGCCCTCATCTTCACGGGCGCGATCCAAGCTTGGCTCGCCCACCTCGTCATCGCCCTCACCTCCTGAAAGGACACCTTCATGACCCGCCAGTCCGAAACCGAGTTCGTTCTGGCGTGCTATTGTGTGCAGTAGTTCACCAACGTGTAGCGAAAGGGAGGGGGTCGCGTGGTGTTGGAGGCTGTCAGGGTCGCGCTTGACCCGACCCCCGCCCAGGAGCGCCTGTTACTGTCTCATGCTGGCGGCGCTCGTTTCGCGTTTAACGCGGGTCTCGCGCACGTGAAGGCTGACATTGAGGCCGGCGCGAAACCTGAGTGGTCGTTCTATTCACTGCGTAAGTGGTGGAACGCGAACAAAGACACGCTCGCTGTCGGCGATGATGGCGTGATTTGGTGGCGTGAGAACTCGAAAGAGGCCTACAGCTACGGCCTCGAGGCCTTGGCGAAAGGTCTGTCTAACTGGGTGAAAAGCCGCAAAGGCGCGCGTAAAGGCTGCCGTGTCGGGTTCCCGAAGTTCAAGTCGAAGGACCGTGCTACGCCGCGTTTCGCGTACACGACTGGCAGGTTCGGCCTGATTGACGGTGATCCGAAGGCGCTGAAACTGCCGCGCATCGGCAGGGTTCACTGCATGGAGAACGTCGCGGCCCGAGTTGGTGACGCTCGCGTGCTGCGCATGGCTGTCTCGCGCCGCGCGGGGCGTTGGTATGCGTCGCTCACGGTCGAGCGCGAGGATAAGCCGGTGACGAAGCCGCCGTGGGGCGGGGCCGTCGGCGTAGACCTGGGTGTGAAAACGCTCGCCACGCTCTCAGACGGTACCGTCATCGCGAACCCGCGCGCACTCGCGGCCAGCGAACGACGATTGAAGAAAGCGCAGAAAGCCCTCAGCCGCAAGGCCATGGGCTCGAAGCGGCGCGCTAAGGCCAGGGCCAAGGTTGCTCGCCTCCACGCCCATGTGGCGGACCAACGCGGCGACGCGATACACAAGACCACCAGCTGGCTGGCCGGAACGTACTCGGAGATCAGCGTCGAGGACCTAAACGCGGCGGGCATGGCCAAGAACCACCACCTCGCCAAGGCCGTGTCGGACGCTGCCTTCGGCAAGTTCCGCCGCCAGCTCGAATACAAGACCGCGAAAACTGGCGCGAGGCTGCACATCGTGGACCGCTGGTACCCATCCAGTAAGACCTGCTCGACGTGTGGGGCAGTGAAAGCCAAACTGTCCCTCAACGAGCGAACCTACAGGTGCGACGGCTGCGGCCTCGTCATGGACCGTGACTTGAACGCCGCGGTCAACATTCTGGTCGCCGGGAGTGCCCCGGAGACCCTAAACGCGCATGGAGGGACAGTAAGTCGGAGCAACCAGCACGGTTGCGCAACGCGAGTCCCAGTGAAGTGCGAACCAAGTGTCGGCGGAAACGTCGTGTCAGACTTGGAGCGGACAGCCGCAAGGCTATCCTGCAAGCTACAGCAAAGTAGTTTGCAACGGTTGCGTCGTTCGTGCGGATGCTCTACACGTGGTGATTGTGTGCAGCCCCTATAGGCATGTGATCCACTTAACCAGTTTTCGGGTTGCGCGCACAAAACACCCCGGCCTACACTAAACACATCACAAAACAACACCACAACTTCATAGCTCCCCCGACCGTCACGGATCAGGGGGAGCACCCCTGGAAAGATGCCCGAGTGGCTGAAGGGGCCTCCCTGCTAAGGAGGTAAACAGAGGAATCTGTTTCGCGGGTTCGAATCCCGCTCTTTCCGCAGGACGCGAGAAGCGCCTGAAGCGAGTTACTTCATTTGGATCGAAACTACACTCGCCTCAACTTTTTCTCTCGCGTCCCACACTTTTACCCAAAACCCAGACCACACAGCAAAAGGAGGATGACATGGCGCGCATGAACAAGCGAAACGCGAAGCCCCGCAACACTGCGACAACGCCTATCGCCACAACCGGCCAGGCCTTCACAGCAGAAGGCGGCAAGGGGTGGCAGCGCACCCCCAAGGGAGAGCTGTTCCTCGCAGCCGTGACCTCCCTCAACGAGGACACGTTCTACGAGACCGCTGATGAGCGCGTCAACCGTATCCAGACCCTCACCAAGGACAACGAGATCGTCACCGATCCCGAGTGGACGCTCGGCATGGTCCGCTGGCTCCGCCAGGAAGTCGGACTCCGGTCGATCCCCGGTGTTGTCGCCATGACCGTCGTTAAGGCGCGCCTGAACGCTGGCCTGACCGGCACGAACCGTCAGATCATCGAGGCGGCTATCGGTCGCCTCGACGAGGCCTCCGACATGGTTGCCGGGTGGATGAGCCTGTACGGGCGCAACATCCCCTCCTGCGTGCGCCGTGGCGTTGCCGACGCTCTGCGCGCCCGACTGTCCGAGCGGTCCTACCTCAAGTGGGCGGGCCGCATGAACGCTGGTAGCGTCACGCTCCGCGATGTCATCAACCTGACGCACCCCAAGCCGAAGGACAAGACACAGAGGGCGCTCATCAAGTTCGCACTCGATGAGAGTTACGGGAAGAAGGGCGACGACAAGCAGCTGCCCATCATCCGAGCTCGTCGTCAGTTCCTCGCCATGGACCGTGACGCGCAGATCAGCGTGCTCACCGGCCCGGACGCGCAGGACATCATCCGTAAGGCTGCGCTCACTCACGAGGTGATCGCAGGCGCAATCGGGACGATCCCCGCCGACGTGTGGGAAACCCTCGTCCCCAACATGGGCTACATGGCCCTGCGCTTGAATCTCCGACGTATCGAAGCATCGGGCGCGTCTCGCGCGCTGATCGCCACGATCAACGAGCGCCTGAGCGACGTGGAAGAGGCTGCGAAGTCTCGCACCATGCCGGTCTCGTTCTATGCGGCGTACAAGAACGCGCCGCTGGCTTTCGCCGCCGCCCTCCAGGACGCAGCGAATGCTTCTCTTGAGAACGTGCCCGCGCTCAAGGGTCGGACGCTGGTCCTCCTGGACCGCTCCGGCTCGATGTCTGGCATCTTGTCGGCGAAGTCGTCGCTGAGCTGTCAGGATGCGGCTAACGTGTTTGCGTCGGCACTCGCCATTCGTGGCGAGGATGTCCGCGTGGTCGCATTCGCCACCGACGTGGAGGATGTGCAGGTCAACAGCTCGGACCTCCTCCGTGTCGTGGACCAGATGCCTGATTCTCGAGGCGGTACCTTTACGCCCGAAGCTATCCGCTGGGCCCACGAGGGCGGTCGCCAGTACGACCGTATCGTCATCCTGACGGATGAGCAGTACTGGGGCAACTCTGTGGATAGCGTGCTCGACACCTACGCCCCCGGCGTTCCCGTGTTCACGTGGAACCTCGCGGGCTACAGGACGGCACAGATGGAGGCCCGTGAGGGCCGCTGGACCTTCGGCGGTCTTTCCGACAAGGGCTTCCAGATGATCCCGCTCCTCGAGCGGGGTATCGGCCAGTCCTGGCCCTGGGAGTAACCACCCACCCAGGGGCCTCACTCAACACTCCCACCACAGGGTGAGGCCCCGCTAACGCCCCTATAGCTCAGTTGGTTAGAGCTGCGGACTTTTAATCCGAGGGTCGCAGGTTCGAGTCCTGCTGGGGGCACGCAGTGGAAAACTGAACATGGCGGGGTGCCGGAGTGGACTAACGGAGCTGTCTTGAAAACAGTCGCACCGACAGGTGCCCAGGGTTCGAATCCCTGTCCCGCCGCCAACTGAATACATGGTCCTATGGGGTAGCGGTCAGCCCGCCAGATTTTCACTCTGTAAGCCCGAGTTCGACTCTCGGTAGGACTACTCCGATCCGGTGTAGCTCAACGGACAGAGCGGGGGACTTCTAATCCCACGGTTGCAGGTTCGAGTCCTGTCACCGGAACTCCAACAACTAAATAACCCACTGAGGGTCGTTGGCTGAGCGGCGAAAGCATCCGGCTGTAAACCGGACACAGGGTAGCCAGTCCCACACCGCAGGTTCGAGTCCTGCACGGCCCACTGGTGGAACGAAGACGCGAATGTGTGAGCTACTTCTTTGTACAGAAAACACCCCCTGGGGCATAGTCCCCAGGACCCCTTACTCGCGCAGCCTTTTAGCTTCGTTCCGCCTCTCATTCTCGGATGGTGTAATGGCAGCACACCGGATTTTGGCTCCGGTGATCTAGGTTCGAGTCCTAGTCCGAGAGCGTGAACGGGCATGTCCCTGTCGAGAAGATAGTGACGTGCCCGTTACTTATGCCCCAGAAAGCAACGAAAGGAAAGAACCCATGACTATTGGGGAGAGTAAGGCTGCAGAAAACATGAAGCGACGCCGCTTCTACGCCGCGGCCATGAGCGTCAACGCGCTCATCTGGTCCGCCATCCTCGCAGGCCTGACCTACGTGGGCCTGATCGGCCCCGCAGCGTGGGCTGTAGCACGGCAGGAAACAGTGCTCGGCCAGGTGTTTACGGGTTGGCTGACGAAGGTCAACATGCCCGCCGTCCTGTGGGAGAACGGCACCGTTTTCATCTCCTCCTACTCAGGAGACACAGCGCACCTCACGTCGGGAGAGACCGTCGCGATCGACGACATCACGATCACTCACCCCCTCAACGTGATCGCCGAACGCGCTGTTACAGCAAACACCGTGACAGCAGCGATCATCGTGGGTTTCGTCCTGCTACTCGCAATCCTCCTGCGTCCCACCGACGTTACGGACGCGAGCCTCCTGGAAAAGGACCTGACGGGGGCATTCGAGTGGCCCACACCGACGACGAGCGCGAAGCAGCGCCAGAAGGCACGCGCGCGTCGCCAGCAGCGACTAGAAGAGTTCGCCGCGGCCCAGGCAGAAGCCGACACCCTCGACGCTGAAACCCATGCCGACGCACCCCAGAACCATGCGCAGGAACAGGCCGCAGGCGTCGAGTTCCTGGAAACCCGACTCTCGGAAGGAGACACCAATGACTGAACCCCTCATCGTCTCGTTCGCCGCGGCCCTCATCGCATCCGCAACCTTCATGGTTGCCACCGTCGTCCTCATGGGTGACACTGCCTTTAAGCGCAGCGCAGACACGCTCAGCGCCACGCTCACAGTCGCGCTCATCAGCGCCGCTTTTGCCTCCCCGATCTTCACTCCCGCCACCTACCAGGTGCCCGACGTGATCCACGCCTGGGTGAACTTCGGCCTCGCATCACTCGCGCTACTCCTGATGATGGTCACGGTGTGGAACATGTTCCGCCGCTACCCCGACGTGCCCCTCACGATCCACTGGAGCGCGTGGGCCATCAACGGGATCCTCGGGTACGCCCTCTGCGGCTTTATCCCCACCATCCACTTCATTCACGCCATCAGCCCGTGGGCTTGAAAGGATCAGAATCATGAACATCGGTAAGCAGCGGCTATCAACGTTTCAGATTGTGATGCTAGTCGTATTCTTCGCACTGTTCGTAGCCTGGTCCATCGCCATGTATAAGGGACTCAATGGATGGGCGGAGCAGAGGGACGCGCACCAGTCAGTCAGAAACATAGACACCAGTGCCGTCGCCGAAGGAACTCTCAGCGACCTCGACAAGCTGACCGTCAACGACAACCCCACTCCGCCCGAGAAGTACAACCGGGTGGAGCAGTTCGGCCCCGCCTGGAAGGACGTGGACCACAACGGCTGCGACACGAGGAACGACATTCTCGCCCGCGACCTCAAAACCATCAGCGACCGACGTAACGCCTGCGTCATCACCGCCGGCCAACTCGCAGACCCCTATTCGGGCAAGTGGATCGACTTCCGCAAGAAGGAAGCCTCAAAGGTTCAGATCGACCATGTTGTCGCCCTCGAGAACGCCTGGCAGTCCGGCGCGTACAAGCTCACCCAGGAAGATCGTGAAGCTCTCGCCAACGACCCCGACAACCTCCTGGCCGTCAACGGCCACGACAACATGGCCAAGGGCTCCAAGAGCGCAGACCAGTGGATGCCCCCCAACAGCGCATACGCCTGCACCTACGCCTCTAAGCAGGTGCAGATCAAGAGCCGCTACGCTCTCACAGTGACCACCAATGAGAAGCAGGCCCTCGCCGACGCGCTGGCGACCTGCACCACCAACTGAAAGGACACATGCAATGGCATTCACTACAAAGGATGTGCGCCCCGTCTTCGAGGCTAGAATGGGGGCGACTCGCAGGTTCGTCGTTAAAGGCGATGTAGCGTTCGCTGTCCTCGACTTGAATGAGCCTGTGCTCGGGTTCGTCAATTTCTATGGGAACAAGATTCACGTAGACTCATTTGTGACTCGCAACAGTACCCCTGTTCCCCTGAGTGTGGTGCCACCCCAGTGGTTCGCGAACGCAGGACGCAATCGCATTCGTTACATGGGAACGCGCGCGCAACAGGACTGGTGGAGAACACTCGTCGTAGTCAGTAGAGTCCTCAGCGGTAACTGTGGGACTATTGACCTTGACTCGCAGCACCCATTTGCGCAGGGAACGGGGATCGTGCACTTCGTTGTCCAAGGGTCCAAGAGAGTAGACGCTCTTGATGTAGATGGGAAGCTCGTCGGTTCCTACACGAAAGCAGGAGTCGTACAGGCTCTCACTTCCGCGCCTGGACCGATCATTTCCTGGTCCTAACCAGAACCATCACCCCGCAGCCATCCCCCAACGCCAAGCCACGCAGGAGATCCGCCACCACGTTGCCACGCGCAACCAATTAGCCGAAAGGAATGACCATGACACCGAAACGAAAGCGCCCAACCGACCTCACGCGCCACACTGTGCACGCGCAGAAAGACCTCGCCCGCGTCCTACGCGCATGGGCTGACGACCTCGAGAAGGGCGGCGCAGACATGGACGCGCTCGCTCGAAGCGGCCAGCTCACCCCGTGGGTGCAGAAGCGCACTGAGAATCAGATGAAGCACCTGGACGCCTCGTTCAAGCGTGTGCTCGCGTGCGCGTCGGAGGCTGATCGTCGAGGCGTGATGGCTGGTCGGTGATATCGCTGCGAGGTTTGCCCCGGAATTGCTGGTTGGTGGTTCCGGGGTTTTCTTACTATCACAACGCTTGTGATCCACTTAACCAATTTGGGGGATAATAGCGCTTGCAACCCAACTAAACCCGCGACTACTATCAAACACATACAACCCAACCATACACAACACACAAGGAGAACCCCAATGACCACCAACACCACCATCAACTACGCCAAGCTCGCCGACGACGACGCCGACACCTACACCAGCGCACGCGACGCTCTAAACCGCGCCATCGCCAACCTCGCCGTCGTAGACAGCGACCGACGCGGCTACCAGGACATCGTCACAACAGATGGGCACATCGACGTGCCCATATTCAACGTGTGGTTCACCCAGGACGAGAAACAGGAGATTGCCGAACAGGCGGTCGCCTACTACCGCGCCGCCGACGCATACAAGGAATACACACGAGGCACTATGCGCTACTTTGAGGACGCAATGGCCGCCAGCACCGCCCTCGCCCTCATCACCGAGGTCCACCGCCTCGTCCACCAGGACAGTAACATGGGTGCCCTCCTGCGCGAACTACGCGACAGCGAAGAGGGGCAGGAACTCGCCGTCTATCCCGACTTCTCTAAGATGTTCTCGTTTGTCGCCAATTTCGAGTGCCGCGCCAACAGCGCCAAGGACGCTCTTCTCGATAGCGCATCTGACACCCTCCGCAAGGCAATGGCACCCTACAACAGGGACGCTGTGACGCTCATGCTCATCCGCTTCTTCGAGAGAGACACAGACGAGCACGGAAACCTCGTCTACAACAACTACTACTTTAACCTCCGCAACCTCCCCACACTGCACGATGTTGAACTCAACAACAACATGCGCGCATCCGAATCAAAGTTTTGCACAGTCGATACCATGCTAACTAGGCACTTCTACGTGGAAGCGCGCGAACGCCTTAGCAAGGCTATCTCGCGCGCCACCAAGAACATGCAGGAACGCATCAAGAATGCGTGAAACAGCCTGTGCGACTAAAAGCAGACGGACACGCAGAAAGAAAGGACAAGACACCATGACCGCCATCACCGCCCGCGCCCGACTCACTGACCCCCAGACCAGCTGGGATGCGGCCCTCGCAGTGAATGCCACGAAGTCGTGGCTCCAGTTCGCGACACTCAAGGTCATTGAGAAGGCCGAGTGGATCAGCGAAGAGCTGACCGAAGAAGCATTCTTCACCACAACACTTACGCCCTCCCGTGTTCGAACCATCGTGTCCGATTGGAGGAAGGAGGGCTACGTCGAGGCACTGCCCAAGCGCGCCAAGACCTCCACCGGGCGCACCGCCCAGCTCAACCGCCTCACCACGCAGGGGCGCGAACTCGTCGCAGTCCTCCGTGAGATTAACCGAAAGGCCAACCAGCAGTGACAGAAGAAGAACCCTCCCCGCCAGTGGACCCATCAGCAGCGGAAGCGCTCGTCCGCCTAGAGCTCGCGCTTAAGGCGCGTCGAGCAAGCGCCGCCCGCGCTCTCATCATGAGGGCGCGCATCAACGCCCGAAACTACCCGTCGGAGGCTACACTGCCTCCACGAATCTCACGCAAGAAAGGCAAAGCTCAACATGGCAGCGAAGAAGGAAGTTAAAGTCCTCCGCAAGTCGAAGAAGTGGGACGACCTCGCCCCGCGCATCATGGCTTACGCGAAGCTCCTCAAGGATCGCGTGAAGAACGCCGAAGGCCCCGTCAAGACGTACATCCTTGACAACCTGGATGAGCGGTTCCCGGCAGTCGCCCAGAAGGGTGGTTACAAGATCGACGCGGATGTCCACGGCGACTCAGGCACGCTCTCCTACCGCAAGCCCTCCCGTAAGCCGGGAACCGGCCTCAAGATCGTGGATGCCCTCGCATTCATGGCTTGGTGCGAGGAAAACGGTATCGAGCACAACGCCCAGCCGACCGTCACGTTCCCCGAAGAGTTCGTGACCCAGGAGAACCTAGCCAAGCTCATCGAACAGGCCGGTGGCGTGATGCCCGACGGCATGGATGACGACACGGCACTCAATGCAGCGACCCTCACAGTTCGTATGAGCGAAGAGCAGGCCAAGCACCTCGTGGACGATAAGCTCACCGTCCGCAAGCTCCTTGAGATGCTTGAACTCAAGGACGATCTCGCCTGACACTCCTTTAACATGTAGAGAAAGGTTACCTACATGACATCCAAGACCCGCACCTCCAAGGCCGTTGAGAAGGCTGAGGAAACCACCACCATCTCGCATGAGATGCCCGGCTACAAGGCGCTCACCGAGGAGGAAATGCGCCGAGACCTAGCCGAAGCGGACATCTACTCCAAGGCGCACGCTCTCATCCCGTATCAGATGCGGGGAAACGCGGGTGACATGTATCTGCTCATGCAGATCGCCAAGCACCTGAACGTTCCCTTCATCACGGCGTTGCGTGGCCTGTCGTTCATTGGCGACAAGGACGTGAAGCCCGCCATGAGCGCGCAGCTCATGTCCGCTCTAGTCCGCAACGCCGGCCACACGCTCCGCGAACAGTGGGACCCGGAGACCAACACGGCTACCGCCGTCATCATCCGCAAGGATGATCCCCAGTTCGAGCACGTCGCCGTCTGGGATGAGGAGAAGGCCCGCGTCGCTGGCTTGTGGGAATCGACTCCCACGTGGATGCAGTACCCGAAGGCGATGCTCACCGCCCGCGCCATGAGCGAGGTGTGCCGTCACGCAGCATCCGAAGTACTCCTCGGGTTCAGCTACGTTCCCGAAGAGTTCCAGACGCAGGAATCAGCCTCGCGCGTCCTAGACATGCGCCAGCAGGTGCAGGCCGACATGGACCGCCTGCGCTTGTCGAGCGAGAAGGCCATCGAAGTCCTCGACGGCGTGACCCTCCCCGGTATCACCATCGCCCTCATGACTCCGCGAGAGCTGGAGGAAGTCAATGCCCGCATCGGCGTGATCGAGTACGAGCGCGACAAGGACAAGATCGACGAGGTCCGCGAGCGCATCCAGAAGGGCCGCGACGTGCTGAACCTGACGGAGGGCGCGTTCGCAGAAATCGTGCGCCGCAACGTGCGCCCCGGCAGGGGATACGACACCATGAACCTCCGCGAAGCAGAGCAGGTGCTCGACGTGCTCCTGCGTCAGGCGAAGAAGTCGGGTAACCGTTCCGGTCAGCGTCAGCCAGCCCAGCAGGTCCCGGCCCCGCAGTCGCCCGCGCCTCAGCAGCAGGCCCCCGCGCAGGAGTCCTACGGCCTCTACGACGAGTCTCAGCGCCCCGAGCAGTACCCGCCGCTCGGTTCCCAGAACCCGCAGGGCACATCTGGCCCCATGGCGATGATCCAGCGCACCATGGAGAAGCATGGTATCGCCGAAGGAGAGCTGCCTATCATCCTCACCTACGTCTTCGACGACGAGCGCGCAGACGTGGACAATGTGGACACCCTGAGCATGAACGACATGCCGCTCGTCCTCGCCGGCATCCAGCGTTACGCAGCAGAGACCAAGCCGGTCCAGGAACCCACCGCCGAACTTCCCTTCGACGGCGATGCGCCCGCCGACAACATGGAGGACCTGGAAGCGTCCTACAGCGCGCAGGGAAGCGAGGTGAACGATGACCCTGAAACGTGGAACGAAGGCTGGCCGGAAACAGCGAAACCCGGCGGCGGCACGAACCAGTAGCGGCCCGAGCCAGCAAACCCGTGAACTCGTATACGGGCGCGACATGTATCGGTGCGCCAGGTGCGGAAAGGACATCACCTACGTCCAATCCAGCATCCAGCACCGCAAAGCCCGCGGCATGGGCGGCACAAACGACCCGTCGATCAACAGCCCCGCAAACCTCATCGTCCTATGCGGGTCCGGCACCACGGGGTGCCACGGCCACGTCGAAGTGAATAGGCGCGAAGCCCGAGACTACGGGTGGGCGGTCTCCCAATACGCGGACCCCCACGACGTGCCCGTCCAGTACAAGGACGGCCTGTTCCTCCTCGATGACGCCGGCCACCGCATCCCCACCAAATAACCACACACACGACCACCACCTGAAAGGGGTGAACTCATGTCCAAGCGAATCTACATCGCTCTACCTCGTGACTACGCGCGCGAGACCTCCTACGCAGCCGAAGATGCCCTCACTCTCCTCGGCTACGAACCCGCCAACCCCGCCGACAACGGCACCAACGACCGAGCCAACCTGTGCATGTTGACCCAGTGCGACGGGGTGCTCCTCACGCCCGGCTGGGAGACCAGCCCCATGAGCACGATCGCCGTCACCGTCGCTAAGCACCTCGGAATCCCGGTTGGCACCTACGACCAGTGGTCTGCTCTCGCTGCAACAGGTGGGCAGCGATGAGCCGCCAGGACAACGAGGCAGCGGTCAGCTCCCTCGTCATGCCCGAAGCGTGGACTGAGAAGGGCGCGTGCGCGCGAGCCCTCAACCCCGACGCGTGGTTCCCCGAGCGCGGAGAGGCCAACACCCCTGAATTGCGCCTCGCCCTGCGCGTGTGTGCTGACTGCCCCGTCAAGGATCTGTGCCTTAAAGAAGCCCTTGCCCAGGGTCCCTCCTGTGAGGGTATCTGGGGTGGCACGCGCCAGTCTGAGCGCCGCAAGATGATCCGCATGGGCTGCACGACCCTTGAGGAGTACAAGGCTCTCACCGGACAGAAGAAGGAACCCGCCGAGGTCCCCGATCTCCCCGAGCGGGACGCGCCCACCGTCGAACCCGCCGCCCCCGTGAAGGACAAGACCACCACCTTCCCCGACGTGCTCTCGGAGGTGATGCATCTGCCTGGGAACTACACGATCGGTAGCCTGTTCTCGGGCTATTAACGGTGGCCTCGAACTCGGCGTACAACTCGCCCTCGGCCCCGCACGCCTCGCTTGGGTGAGCGACATCGAACCCGGCCCCCAAGCCATCCTCGCCCACCACCACGACGTACCCAACCTCGGGGACATCACGCGCATCGACTGGTCGAAGGTCGAACCCGTAGACGTGATCTGCGGCGGCTCACCCTGCACCGACCTCTCACTCGCCGGCGCTCGAGCTGGCATGACCAAGGACACCCGCTCAGGACTGTGGGAGTCCATGTTCCACGCAATCACCGCTATCCGCCCCCGGCTAGTTGTCTGGGAAAATGTCCAAGGAGCGCTCAGTGCGTCAGCTTTTAGCCTCATGGAACCCGACCAGGGATATTTGGGAGGACGGCCAACCGGACCTGTTCTCCGAGCGCTCGGGCGTGTACTCGGAGATCTTGCCAGCATCGGGTATGACGCGACGTGGACAGTTGTTCATGCTTCCGACGTTGGAGCGCCCCACAAGCGGGCCCGAGTCTTCGTTGTTGCTCACCCCCACGGCGAACCTTGGCTCGAACGGTGGGAGCCAACCACCCGAGAAACGCCGGGAGGGCGGTCATGGTCCGACGTTAGCGGACGTGATCGAACACCTCGAACCCTGATCCCCACGCCAACCGCGTCAGACTGGAAAGGCGGGTACCACCAGGAAGGGGAAGGGAAGGGCATGAGCCTGTCTCAGGCAACCAAGCTCCTCCCCACGCCCGTCGCCCAGGCCCCAGGGAACACCGCCGAAGCCCACCTGCGGAAGAAGCCGGGCCGCACACAAGTCACCGACTTGGGCATCATCGCCCGCGAAGGACTCTTCACAACCGGAGGGAACCTTCTACCCACCCCGCAGGCCACCAACGCCACCTACTCATCCAACGGCTACGGCCCCAACCTGCACGAAATCGCAGGAACCCTACGCGACAGTTTCGGCCCCTACGCGCCAGCCGTCGCCCACTGGGAAACCATCACCGGACGCACAGCCCCAGCCCCGACAGAGCCACCCCTGCGCGAGGGAGGCAAGCCCCGTCTGTCTGTCCGCTTCGTCGAATGGCTCATGGGCCTACCCGACGGTCACGTCACGGGCGTGGGCCTCTCCCGCGAGAAAACCCTGCGCGCCCTCGGCAACGGGGTCGTCCCCCTGCAAGCAGCCGAAGGCATCCTGCGAGCCCTTCAGCAAGAACGCCAAGTCGCCCTCGAGGAGGGCTGGCCAGAATACACTCAACCAACCAACGGAAGGAACTGAAGAACATGAACGCTGTCGCATACATCCTCACACGTAAGCCTGAAGCCGACGCCGCCTATCTCAACGCCCAAGGCGTCCCCATCAGCGTCAAGGACAACGTTGACGGCACAAGGTTCCTTGCACTCACAGTGCCGAACGGACACCTGCCCGGACACCTGCACTACTTGAATCCGGGCGACGCGATCGTCTGGAACCCCGACCACAAGCCGATCTCCGCCGCTGTCGTGCCAGAGCCGCTTGTCTCAGCCATCAAGAGGTATCTCTCATCGAGCAAGAAATCCCATCGATGAACGCCGAGGACATTCTCAACGCCCTACGTCGCCACTATCCGACGGCAGCGTTTGTTCCCGAGCTCACCATCAACGACGAGCAGTCAGTCCTGGACCGCTACGAGAGTGGGGAGGGCGACTCGTTCACGCGCCGCATCGACGCGCTCGTCCCCAAGGAGCTACGTCCATGACCCCGCGAATCACGCAAGCACTACGTCCAGCCGAAGATGGAACCATGAAGCGCAAGAAGAAGCTCCGCTGGGGCAAGACCGGCTGGTGTACGAAGCCGCCCCGCAAGATCCGCTACCGAAACGAGCTCGACGCGAAGCTTGCCCTTGCCTCCACGCAGCGTTCGCGTAACCCGCGACGTAAAGAACGCCGCTACTACAGGTGCCCAGAGTGCAAGGGCTGGCATCTCACCTCACACTGACTACCAAACGGTAATAAACGGCGGTGATGTGAGCGCTCGGGTCTCGTTTTCCACGGGGGCTAGACCCGAGCGAAGCGAGCCGCACAGCGCATAACGCTTGCCTTAAAGGGTTGATATATAGCCGAAAAATACGCTTCGAGGAACATTTCCCTATGTGCTGGTTTAAGTTCGCGCACTATGGTGAGCTGTTTGGCGCGAGGTAAGCGCAAGTAGGCTGTGATCCATTTAACCAATAAGGGGTAATGTGTTGCCACCAGACAGTGGTACCGTTACCGCAACAACCAACCCATGCAGACACAAGCAGAAAGGAAACCGTCATGGAACAGAACCAGATCCTTGGAACTTTAGGAGCGCTTTTTCAGAAGAACGCTCCACTTAGCGACGAGGTTTTTTCGGCACTCAAGGAGTGCCTGAAGCCCCGCAACCTCGACGAAAACGATTATGTGTCCGGCGAGACGGTGCGCATCCGCGCAGCAATCGACTCCCTTGGCCGCCGCCACGGCAAGAACCTCGACGCCTACGTCGAGTATCAGATGGACGAAGACGGCAACGGCACTGTCTTCCTCACCATCAAGTCCGAAGACGGCTACTGGTCGTCTCGCCATTCCAAGTTGACCTTCAAGATCAGCGAGGACGGCTATGCGAGCACCATCCTTGAGTGCTCCAGCCGCAACGGGGAAGACTGGTACACGTACCAGATTCCCACCATGCTTGGAGTTGGGGCAGCGTATTACGCGCTTCTCGCGTGGGAGGAGTACCAGGGCATCGAGAATGGTCGCCTTGATGCGATCCCTGCTGACGAAGGGAGTTCCTATCTCGAGGACTTCCCTGAAGCGGCCAACGATGGGCGAACGGAGGAGGAACGCCTCACCTCAGCGTTCCTGATCCTGGCGCAGACCGCCGAGGAAGTCGGCGACGATAATGAGGATAATGAGGAAGAGGGTGACGAGTGAACGCCACCTACCTACCTCCTACAAGCAAGGCGGTCTCTCTCGCATCCTTGCTACAGGTCCACGTGGACCAGGCAGAGCGCGTCACCGACCCCCTCACCCACCTGGAGAACATCTCCATGGGCGACCTGCGAGTCATCGACCGACGTAACGGTTGCGCTTACCTGCGTGACGGATCCACCATCACCGCTCGCCAAAAGAACGGGGAGTGGATCGTAGCCGCACGCGGGCCGCTCGAACAGAAGGGGAGGTTCCTTCAGTGAGCTACCGAACTTATATCTCGGACTTGGCCCTCGAGGTTGGGGACCTGTCCAAGGCAACCTTCGCCCCATCAGACGAAGTCCTGTTCAGGCAGTGGCTTAGGAAGTACATCGCCACCCATGACGAGACCTGTCAGAAGTACGGTGGCGACATCGACCTTATGCTCGATTGGGACTTCACCTACGACATTGGCAGGCATCTCACAGGACTGTCAGTTGATTTCCCATGGGACGACACCTACGTTCCATACTTCTTCTTGACGGAGCTGGCAGGAACCAGCAGGTTCTTCCGTGAGCGCGGCGTGCACTTCAAACTGGTCTTCAACAAGGCCGGCGAAGAAGATGATGACCGCTGGCAGATCACCACCACCCACGGCGGCGTGTGGGTGGCTCAGGGGAAGCTCGTGTATGGCAAGCGTGAGCGCGTTGCCTAAGTCAATCACGGTGTGGCTACCGGGTAAGCCCGAGACCCAGGGGTCTACCCGGTGCTTCACACCCCAAGGTTCCCGAAAGCCGGTCATCGTCCACGACAACCCCCGGCTCGAAGCATGGCGCACCGCCGTCACCTTCGTCGTCAAACACGCCACCCATAAGGTCCGCTGGGACACGCCCCTGGACGAGCCAGTCGAAGTGACGGCCACGTTCTACCTCAAGGCACCTAAGCGACCCAGGTTCGAGCTTCCCGCCGTCAAGCCTGACCTCGACAAGCTCCAGAGAGCAGTCGGCGACGCTCTCGGAAACGGGATCCTCAAGGACGATAGCCGTATCGTCCACTGGGACGTGTGGAAACGATACGGCGCTGAACCCGGCGTGAAACTTACGCTCACTCGACTCACTCAGAAAGGAGAGTAACCAATGATGAAGGTAGCGAAAACCACGGTGCGCAGCGCGCTGTGCACCCTCCTGTTCGCTCTCGGGGCCGTCTCTACGCTCACGTGGCTTATCGGCTTCGGCAGCGGAATCATGGCCCTGTGCGCGGCAGTGTTCTACCCTGCGCTCGCTGTTAACGCGGCGCTCCCGCTCCTCGGAGCCGGGGCTGTCAGCTTCGCCGTCAGAGGCGTCTCTGTCTTCAGCCTGCGCTTCATGGCCCCGAAAGACAAGCGCCAGCCACTACGGAGTGACCTCGTTGGCTGGTTCGGCTTCGTTAGCGACGAAGCTCTGGAGGTCCCCTTGGACGCCGGAAAGGATGTGCCAGATGGGTACGCGAAGGCCACCAACTGACCGCCCGCGTCCCTGCCAGCTCAGGCGAACCCCCGAGGCCATGCAGGTCACCAGCGACAACCTACGCCAAGTCGCCAAATGGTGCCACGGTGTGCTGCGAACCGAGGGCGGTAAGATCGCCCTCATCGAAGTCACAAACACCAGCACCTCACACACCACCGTTGCCCGCGTCGGCGACTACATCGTGCGCCGATACCACGGCAACCGATCCATCTTCACCCCCATTCCGCAAGATGAGTTCGAGCAGGAATGGACCGTACGACCCATCAAGAAGGAACCCCGAAAATGAGCAACACCGTCCAGATCACCGGCAACCTCACTCGCGATCCCGAACTACGCTATACGCAGTCCGGGAAGCCCGTCGCATCATTCACCGTCGCCGACAATCGACGAGTTCGCGACCAGTCCGGTAACTGGGTGGACGGCAACACCCTGTTCATGCAGTGTGCTGCGTGGGACGGACTCGGTGAGAACGTTGTCGAGTCCATACGTAAGGGCACGACCGTGACTGTCACCGGCAGGCTCGAAGCTAAGGAGTACGAATCGAACGGCGTGAAGGTCCGAGGCTTCGAACTCATCGCCTCCGACGTCAGTGTCTCTCTGCGCCGCCAGCAGGCCACCATCAAGAAGACCACCCCCTCCTACAGCAACCAGCAGGGCAACGGCTACAACGGCTACAGCCCCAACACTCAGTACACGACAGACCCCTACACCACCGGGGCACCCTTCTAAACCCAGACAGGACACAAACGATGGCCAACAGCTCCTCCCACATGTTTCCGTTCATGCTTACGCTCCCCGACGGAACCCTCCACGACGCCGTACGCATCTACGAAGCAACCCTCAAGGCCGTCGCTGAATGGTGCGGTGGGGAAGTGGGAGGCGTAGCCATTCCTGGCAAAGGCATCGTCGCCGGCGTCCTCTACCCCACGGGCGTCATGGGTTACAGTGCGTTCGCGCCCGTCGGCTCCTACCTCCTGCGGGGATCCGTTTCCGCCCAGCACCTGAGCGCCGAAGAGTTCAACAAGATCTACACGAGCCTGTAGCTCATGCCCGCCCAGACGGCACAGCAGATCATCGCCGCAGCACGCCGCAACACGGCCATTCTCCCGTCTGAGCAAGCCGCCGCCCGCGAGCGCCGCAACACGGCACGTAAAGCCGCGCACAAAGCCCGCGAAGCAGCCAAACCAGTGCGCGCCGCACGAGAACTCCCACCCATCGACGGCGCGCACTGGGTGCGGCGACGCTACGGCTCCAACTGGATCTACCCGGCAGTCCAACTCGCCAGCCCTCACGTCGCACGCCTCATCGCCCAATGGGCACCACGCACCACCCGCTACGTCGAAACCCCCTCCATGTGGGGACTGTACGTGTGGAACAGCAGGCGCGGACCTGAACCCGTTCTCGCACAAGAAGGCCAGTACATTGTGCGCACAAAGTACGGGCTGCGAGTAATGGAACCAGCCGTTTTCCAGCAGCTTTACGTCCAATACGAGAAATGAGGACTCTCTCAATACCTATGCAACGGGCGGAACCGTTGCTACCTCTACCAAAACAAGGGGTGACGACAACCATAAGTACTGCGTCAAAGACGCACTTTTAGTTGCAAAACAACCACTTTTGCGGCCCGTGCAACCTAATGCGCCAACAAAAACCAGTAAATGCGCTTGAAAAACATTCAGCGCACGTATAGGCTTTCCACGAAAGCACGGAGCGAGGGGGTACCACTCCCTCACATCAACACAGAAGGAGACATCTTGTCCACCACTAAGCTCACGAAGCGCTCGCGCCTCACGAAGGCCGTCACGCTCTTCGCACTCGCGGCCATGGGCGTTATTGCGTCCCCGGTGGCGGCGACGTTCGCCGCTCCCGAAAACATCACCGACGACACGCCCGCCGCTGCGCCCGCCCGCTCCGGCAACGACATCACTGGCAACGACGGCGGCGCATCGACTGCCACCGGCGGCATCCAGATCGACTCGGTGACTGCCACCCGCCAGTACGATAAGGCGACTGTTGGGTCATCGGTGAAGTTCCATGTGGACTACTCCGGTAAGAAGGTCACTCAGGGCGCGACCTTCACGGTTAGCCTGGGCGAGGGCCTTAAGGTCCCCGCAGGCATGAACACGGTGGCCCTCAAGGCCACTACCCTCGACGGCTCTCACGAAGAGAACATCGGCGAGTGCACCGTCACCGACAACGGTCTCAACTGCGAGATCACCGCGGACATCGCCTCCACCCTCGGCGGCAACGGTGACCTCAAGGCTGCGTATGTTGACTTCCAGGCCAGCATCGACGAAGCAGCTACAGGCAAGAAGTCTGTCGATATCACCGTCGCCGGAACCACCTACACTGTCTCCATGGGAGACGGCGTCGTCGGCGAGGGCTACGATAAGAAGCCCGGTAAGGGCATGTGGTCCGACGGCAAGGAGAACGGGCTACACCGCCACCGCGGCTACATCTGGACGGGCGAACTCCCCGGAGGTACCGCTGTCACAATCACCGACACGAACGCAGACGTGCTTGCCAGCAAGGCGTACTGCACAGCAAATCATTCGTGGGCAAAGAAGGATGAAATCATCGCGGACAACAACAAGCTGTCCGCAGACAAGCACACCATCACCTTCACCATTCCGGCTGGCGACAACATCAATTGTCGCGTCGCCTTCAAGATGCTGACCGAGGGCCTGGACGCGCACAACGAGGCCACTATCAATGGCGCAAACTTTGTCGCCGATAACAAGTGGCGCGCAAAGGGCGGCTCCGGCGGCTCCACAGACGAGGACGCGAAGCCGGTTACTCCCGAGCCTGCTCCCACGCCGGATCCGACCCCGGAACCCCCGAAGCCGGACCCCAAGCCCACGCCTGACCCGACACCGGAGCCTTCGGAGCCTCCGGCCCCTACTCCTGAGCCGACGCCCGAGCCCTCCGAGCCTCCTGCACCGACTCCGGAGCCTACGCCTGAGCCTTCTACGCCTCCGGTGACCCCGGATCCAACCCCCGAGCCGCCTGCTCCCACCCCGGACCCGACGCCGGAGGCTCCGAAGCCGGACCCCAAGCCCGAACCGACTCCGGATGTGCCCAAGCCGGACCCGAAGCCCACTCCCGAGCAGCCCACTCCGGACCCGAAGCCGGAGCCCTCTACTCCTCCGGTCACTCCCGACCCGAAGCCGAGCGTTCCTCCGGTCACCCCGGATCCCGAGCCCAGCACCCCGCCTGTGACCCCGGATCCGAAGCCGTCGGAGCCCCCGGTTACGCCTGAGCCCTCCACGCCTCCGGCCACGCCTGAGCCGAAGCCGTCCGAGCCGACCACCCCGGTCACCCCGGACACGCCCAGCACCCCGAACACCCCTCCGGTGACCCCCAAGGCCCCCGCGCCTTCCGCTCCCGTCATCAATGGCGGGCTGGCTAAGACCGGCGCAGACACCGGTCTGATCGCTGGCGCTGGTGTGCTCGCCGTCGCTGGTGGTGCTCTCCTGGTGGCTCGTCGCCGCCAGAACAAGAACTGACGCAAGTCAGCCAATAGGGAGGCCCTAGAGATGCAATACTCTCCGGGGCCTCCCCCCTTTTTATGAGGAGAGGTTTTCCCTTGTCTCACAATGCTTTTAATATTGACACAGTAATGCGTATACTACTACAGTAGGGCATTAAGAAATACCCTCATAGAAAGGAGCAGTAATGCTCAAGAAAACACAGGTCACCGAGCTGATCGACGACATCGACGGCACGCCCGCCATCACCAGCGTCAACTTCAGTGTCGGCGGCACTCAGTACGTCATCGACCTGTCTGAGGAGAACCTGGACGAGTTCCAGGTCGTACTCGCTCCCTACATCAAGCACGGTCGCCGAACTACCACCCGCAAGCCACGCAGCGCAGCGGGTCGCGCCAAGCGCCAGAACGCGGCAGAGATCCGCGCGTGGGGTATCGAGAAGGGGTACCTCAAGTCCGCGCGAGGCCGTCTCGGCACGACTGTCATCGCCGCCTACGAGGCGGCACACCAGAACACGGACGCTCAGTAAGTAAAGCAGTACAGGAAAGGTTCCCAATCATGGCTTCATGCAAGGGCATGCCCGCCATCGCATTCATTGAATTCGCTGATATGCAGGGCGAAATCGACCTGCGCACCCTTCCCATGGGCACGCTGATCATTACCATAGGCCCAACCGATACGGCGTCCTACGAAGATCGCCAGTATATGAAGTGCCAGCACACCTGGGTCAGCCCCGACGGTGGGCAGTGGGACGACCGGTCACTCGCAGAAGATATCGACGGGCAGACACGCGCAGGCCGTCGAGCTATCGTCCACTACGCCCCCATCTGCTGAAGCGCACACAGAGAAGCGCCCTAAGGGAACATGATCGGAACCCTTGGGGCGTTTCCTATATCCGTCGTCAGTCGGTGAGGATGCTGTAGATAAATGAGGGGAGCGTGTAGGGTATGGCTTCGAATCGCCCCTCGAGGTAGTTCTTGGTGATGTTGCTTCCTGACTGTAGGCCGGTGAACTCGGAGAGCTGGTAGAGCGCAGTAGCCCCGGCGCTGTTCTTCTCCGTGAACCAGATACGCTCGCGGTTGCGGATGGGGCCGCGGCCAATATCCATGAGCGCGATGTTGTGGCTTGTGAAGATAAGCTGAGCTCCCGACAGGTTGGCGGTGGGGCTGGTGAACCAGTCGATGATGACGCGGCCAAGGTCCGGGTGGAGGGAAGCCGTCAGGTCATCCACGACAAGCACCTGCCCGCCGGTGAGTGCGTCAACGGCTGCGGCGGCGAGGGCCAGCCACATGATGCTCCCCGAGGATGCCGAGAGCGCCGTATGGGGGAGCGCGCGCTCCCCGTACTGGAACTCGAGAATGTGGGGGAGGGTCTTCGCGAGCGCAACCTCTGCAGTCTCCTTGTCTGACGGGGCGCGGCGCGCAGGTCGCGCCGACTGCTTAGGGGCGTGCAGTTCGATGCTCGTAGTACCAAGGTCTGCGACATGAGCGAGCGTGCTCAGGGCAGTCGTATCGAGGCGGCGCGACAGTAGGTGCTTGGCGACGTGCAGGTATGCGTCCTCCATCGAGGGAGCCCCGACGCGGAAAACCTTGACCCCGGTCGTGAGCGCATTGCGGACGGGCTTCACCTGTGGGTCACCCATGAGGGACGCTCGAGTGATGACCAGCTCGTTCACGTTGACGTGAGGGAGGCCTTTCAGGCCCTTCACGGCCCCGTGCTTGTCGCGCCAGTAGATGGTGTTCCACCGCTTGCGAGCGACGCGCAGGCTCTCCCCTGCGATGCCCTCTGCGTTCCGGGAGAGGCTGTACTCGTAGCGTGCGCCGTCGTGGATGAACTCGACGCTGTAGACGGTGGGCTTCGACGCGTCGTAGGGCATGTAGGGGAGTGCATTTGCCCCCAGGGGTAGGAGCGTGGCGATCGCGCTCTGTACGTGGCGGAGGGCTTCGAGGAGGTTTGTTTTCCCGGAGCCGTTGGGGCCGTAGATGCCTACGACGTGGTGCAGGTGGTCGTCCCACTGGGTGCCTGCTGGCGGGTTGAGAGTGTGCAGTGTCGCGTGGGTGAGGTCAAGGGCGGCCTCATCCCTGATCGACTTGTAATTGGCGATGGTGAGGTTAAGGAGTTGCATACCCATAAAGTAGCACACATAAGCGACGGTATGATATTTTTTATCGCGAACACACCGAACAGTGTTCCGACTAGGAAAGTGAGACCGCCATGAACTCAGAAACCCACACCATCCTCGCCCAGACGCGCCTCCGCACGTGCCCAACGCCCGAGCTCCAGTACCACTGGGACAAGACCCAGCGCTTCCTGGAAGGCGTCCTCCACATGAGGAGTGTGGATATCTTCCCCGTAGCCTACTGGGCGTGGAACACCTCCCTGTGGATAAAGGGAGCAGAAGACGACTGGACACGCCAACTGCACGAGCGCAGCGGTGTGCTCGTCGCCCCCGACGACGGGACCATCGTCGGCTACACGACATGTATACCGATCAACCCAGTCAACCTCGCCTCCGGCGCACAGTGGAGCGGATCTATTCTCAGACCCAACACAAGCGAAGCCTACGGCCTGGACCCGAACAAGCCCATCTCCGTGGGAGACGGCTACTGGTTCGCGCACCCCGCCATCATGCACGGCCAGCAGATCGCGCACGTCCGCTACGTCAGCGTCGGCATGGGGCACGCTCCCCGCAGCAACAGGGCGCGCTGATCGCTCAGCAGCGCTCTACACGTATCGCGTCAGCAGAAAGGCAAAGAACGCCATGAGGACATTCTTCATCGTCCGAGGAGCACCCGGTATCGGCAAGAGCACCTTCCTCAGCCTCTACCAGGCCCGCGGCCAAGTCGTCTCCCTCGACGGGATCCGCGACGTGTTCGCCATGCCCGTCCCCGACTGGGACGGCGTTCCCGGAAGGTCCATCCGTGGGGACACTGAGGGGACGATCTCCCGCGTCCTTGAGTCCGCCCTGCGGTCGCGCTTCGAGCAGGGCGGTGACGTGTTCTTCGACGCGACCAACCCGGAGCTGCAACAGTTCAAGCACCTCGCCGGCCTGTCCCGCGCCTACGGCTACCAGGTTGCCATCATCGACATGCAAGGCGACGCCACCGACGACATGATCCTCGCGCAGAACGAGAAGCGCGCGGGCACCGTCACCTACGTCCCCGAAGAAGACGTTCTCAGGATCTCAACGAGGGTCCGTGAAGGCACCCGCGAGTGCCAACGGTACGCTGGGCGCGGCATGTGGGTGTCCGCCCAGTGGGAAGAACGCGACTGTGGGCTGCACCTGGTCAACCTCGATGCCATACGCGACTTCGTGCGCTCCACCATCGACGGACACTACGTCAAGACGATCACCCCGAAAGCGGGGGAGCGCGTCATCATTGTCGGGAGCGCCTACGGCGGCGCTCAGTCACTCAGCGCAACGCTCATGGAAGCCTGGGACGCAACCAAGGAAGCGCACGCCGTGACGTGGGTGTTCCTCGGAGACACGCTCACCCCCGGCCCCCACGTCGCCCAGGCCTGGAAGATCCTCAAGTACTTCGAGACACAAGCCAAGCAACACGGCCACACCGTCATCTTCCTTGAGGGCATCGACGAGACCATCCTGCGGGAAACCCTCACTCGCGCCGTCACCCCCCGCGCCTTCCCCGACGTGCAGCAGGCTATTGGGGCGATCACCCGCACGGGGGCGCAGAAGCGCGACCTCCTGCACCATCTGAACAGCCTCACCTGCGCGCTCACCATCCACACGCCCCACGGCACCTACTACGCCACCACTGGCGGCACAGCAAACCAGGACCGCACGCTCACTCCCCTCGAGTGCACCAACGGCGCGAGCGACCGCACCAGCACCTACCGCAGGAAGACCAACTACGAGGACTACATGCAGCCCCTCAACGACGCAGCAGCCCGCGCTGACATCACGATCATCCACGGCCACAGGAACACGCACCACGACATGCCCCGCGTCGTCGCCGTCGAAACCGCAACCGCGCCCGGTTACGTGATCCTCTGACCAGTCACCAACACTCACAGACCACAACCGCTTTCACGACGAAAGGAATACCCATGGGACAACGAGGCGGACACGCCACCATCACCCGAGATGAGCGCACCGGCCTCATCACCGTCCAGCACGTGACAGTCCAATGGAGCACCCACATCGCGCAGATCCTCCAGTTCGCGCTACAGCACGCAGACAAGGACGGCTACACGCAGGATGAGTTCCTGAAGCTCCTCAAAAAGACCATCACAAACATGGAGAACATCAGTGCTTTCAACCTATCCGACGAGGACGACAAGTACTACGACAAGCACAAGCCCATGGAAGGCTACTGTCTCGTAGCCCGAAACTACGAGGACGGGAAGGAGTACCGCCTCGGCATCGACGACGGCGACGGAGAGCTTCTGACAAGCCGCGAGAAGTCAGATCGATACGCGACGCCCCGCGCGTTCGCCACGCGCAAATCGGCTGAAAAGTTCATCAAGACACACAGCCACGCCCAAGACGCAGTGTCGTACCTGTGGGACCTAGACACAAACCAGTTCACGTTCTACGCGAACGACGGGTACGCCCTCAAGGCCTACGACTTCGCCTCAGGCGAGACCGTAGTCTGCAAGGAGATCACCTACAGTCTCGACCAGCTTCGCCACCCGAACGCGTCAGTCGAGTACGAGGGAAGAACGTCCTCAGACCTGATCGTCCCCCTCTACGAGGGCCAGCTTCCCGACGACGGCGACGCCGACACCGAGGACAGCGCGGAAGACCCCGACGACGACGCCACTCCACAGGAGCGCGCCTACCGACGCCTCCCGATCGCCTGGCCGACGATGGGCGGCGTCCCCGACCACACGATCATCATGCTGATGAACCGCAGCACGGCCAGCTACGCAGCCATCGTGCGCGCCGAAGGCAAGGAGTACCCCGCGAACCTCCTGACCATCGACCCGTACCTCGAGAACAAGTCGATCGACCGAAATCCCTTCGTGTACGATCCCCGCGTCGAACCCGAGGCACAGCCCGCCTACGTTGTCACCAGCTTCTCCGGCAACCCGCAGCAGTGGGACGGAGAGTGGGAGTTCTCCAAGATCAGCCCCAAGACCGGGCGCGTCGGCCTGGCATACACCTACAAGGTGACCGGAACCCTGGTGGAGAACACCCTCGACGAGCTATTCGCCAAGGCCGTCCAGGGCGGCGCACACAAGCCCGACCCGTACTACGGGCGCGCACCCGAGTGGCTGGCGGACTTCATCCGTGACGTCGGCACATGGACAGTCGGAGACTCAGAGCACTGGGCGCGCCGGTGCGGCGTCGAATTTGACAGCGACGAGCAGATCCCCGAAGACGGCGCAGAAGCGCAGAAGCTCTTCGAAGAGAGCGCCCTGAAGTACGCCGACGCGATGGACACCAAGCTCATCGCATTCACGAAGGGCACGCCCCTCAAGAAGCGCCTCTCCACGATCCAGCGACGCTGGCTCCTCGGCACCGCCGGTAGTCCCGTCATGCCCGAAGAGATCGAACTGTCCCCCATCGCCAAAGGGAAGCTCATCGAGGCCTACGTGAAGCCCTGGAACCGCTCCCTCGTCATCCCCCCCATGGTGGATACGCTCGACAAGCTCGTCTACCGTGCCCTGGCTGCCGCAGTCTACGATCGTGCGGGCAACCGTGACGCCCCACTGACGAACCTGCGCCTCACCGCAAAGGACAGTGACGCCATCATGTGCGCAGCCTTCTCACCTGCCTGGTCAACAGCCGAGCGCCTCAACACGCGCCGCTCTGTCATCAAGCTGAGCGACTGGATCGCGAAGCCCTGACACAAACGAGCCTCGGCCACGAAACAAACACCGTGGCCGAGGCTCCCCCTCCCGGCTAGGTAAACCCCACCGCGAACAACCAGCTAGCCGACACAGGAAAACAACACAATCACCCCCTGCGCGAAGGACCCCTCACAGGGGAAACCCGCGAAAACCGAAAGGAACCAGACAAATGCAACGCCTCATCGCCCTACTCCTCGACTCCGACAAGAATCGCGAGATTATGGACGATACCTATAACACATATGCACGCGCACCTCGCGCGTACAACCGTGCTATTGGTGTTCTCCTCTCGATGAGAGAGCGCCATCCCTGGTGTATGTCTGTCTCATTGGCGAGGCGCAAAGGACCGGCTTCGAGTGCAGGGAATCCAGCCACCCTCATCGTGGCTTCTCGTAGCGGTGTGTTCAACGACCGCGGATGGGAAGCCCGCATCCCCGTCATTGAGCATGAAGGAGAGATCCTGATTGATGATCGTGATGAGATCGGTATGCTGCTCGCAAACTCCAACAAATCGGGCTCTGCTGGTTACCTGTACGCATATCCCATGAGGCTACGCGCACTTCTTGGTGCCGCAGCCGTTGCGATTCTTCACATCGCCAATGATGCCTCCATGCAGAGTGGACGAACAGAGTATCGCTCTGACGGCCAGGGGTGGACACCAGTCTTCTATCCAAAGGACAGGTACGAGCAGCTGGAACTTCTCACGTGGTGGTTCGGTGAGCAGAAGGAGCGCTTTCATAAGGAGGCTCACGAGGAACGCAAGTACGTTGCATTCCGCACGTCGGAAAACGAAGATGGCAACGGAATGATCGTTAAGGGGATTCGCAAGCGTGAACTCAACCCCGCTCCCTTCGACAGGAACTACATGACACACGAGTACACGGAGCGTAGTACTGAGATCGAAGCCCTAGCATCACTTGGGCACGATGAAGCGATGAGCTTGATCGCAGGCCTGGAAGATAACGCATACCATGCTGTTACAGAAGTTCTGTCTAGCAGGTGGATCGAGATGAACTTCGAAGCGTCTGCTCAGCGTTTCCTGGATGCCAAGTATGAGCTGACTATCGAAACTGAAGGCGTATGGAAACATCCACATTTCAATAATAGCTCGGACGACATCAACCTGAAGCTGCTCATTAGGTTTGAGGAACAGCCGGATGGAAGTCGGGCTATCTGCGGTAAGGGGACAATGACTGGGAACTGCAACGGCAATAAGTTCGCGCAACACGTCGAGGGTCCCGTTGCTGAAGCGCTTTTCCGCGAGTTCGCTGTTAAAAGAGGCATCGTGGTAGCTTGTAAACGTGGCCTCGTCGAGCTTGACGAGCGGAACGGCTCAGATGTTCCACTGAATGAAAGAGAAATCTCCTACGAGGAGTATCTACGCCTTGGCCTTGAGGAGTTTATCAAGGTGCTGAACAAGGCAGAGTCCGTTGAAGAAGAGCTACCTGCTGACGACAGTCTCGGTATTTCTGATGCCGACACAACTTCAGAGGGTACTTCTGAAGCCCCTGCTTCTGATGCCGCAGCTCTTCCTGCTGAGCCTGAGCCGTTGGCTGAGTGGGAGCGCGAGCTTCTTGGAGATCCTGTGGATCCGCGTCGCGAGGTCGCGGAAACCGTCGCTAAGGTGAGCGCAGTTCATCCGTGGCAGGATACGCTGAAGGTGGAGGATGTTAACGAGCTTGTCGCATCCCCCAAGCCCTCTGACTATCTGTTCGAGGAAGTCGTCTCGTGGCTGCGCACCTACGTGGAGCCCGGTTATCCGGTGATCTTCAAGGGCGACGCATCGAGCTACATCACGGAGCACATGGTGGCCTACCTCCAGCGCCCCCAGGGCAAGGCCGACATCTTCGGCCTCCAGGAGACCAAGCTAGCTGAGGGCGTCAGCATCCTCACCCATGTGGGCAAAAAGGAGGCCGTGAAGGTCACGGTTGACGAAGGCCCCAACTGCATCGCACTGAGTTTCAACAAGCGCCTACGTCGGATTGATGTTCGTGATGCATGGTTTGTGTTCACCAACGCGAACGTCAAGGAGCAGGCGTTTGAGCAGTTCGTGGCTGACGTCGCTGCGTCGAAGGAGCCCGTGCTCTACTTCGTTGCGGGTAGTGACAACAAAACACGGAAGTCTCTTGTTGAGGGGCGTGAGCTTCTGGCGACCTCACTGACCCCGGCAGACATTCTCTACCTCGCATACCAGCACGGAATGAACATGCCTGCCATGGTCGTTGAGAAAGCCCTGCCAGGCCAGAGGGGCCTCCTCGTGAGAACCAACATCACCAAGTAACCAACCCCCGCCCGCGAGCGCCCCAGGATAAGGGACCAATAATCCCCACCCTGGGGCGCTCACGTATAGGAGCCGCAAACTGGCTTTGTCGTAACCATCCCCGCCCAGCAATCCCTGCAACACTCTCCTGATAAGAGTCAGCCCACACCTACGGGAAGGAACAAGCAAATGGCATCCCTGCCCCCAATTAAGTGGCCCACAGGCCGCACCCCTTTCAAGGTTGAGATCTTCCTCCATGAACATAAAGGTGGGCGCGTCGCGCTCCACGTCGTTGAACTCGACACCGGCCTCATCTATCCGGTGTTCCTCCTGGAGGACATGGCCGGCTACTGGAACAGCGTCGAAGGCTGGCGCGCCAACCCATTCCTATGGGTCGAAGGCAACGAGGACGACGTGCGCATTATCCACTTCAAGGGCAACCCATCCACGTGGGAGGGCGTGTGGCAGACGTCCAAGAGCGTCGTTGACGTGAAGTCGTATTCCTTCTTTGCCGACACTCTCGATGACGGTGTTGACCCCGATAGTGGTGACCCCATCAAAACTTTCACTTTCGAGCAGGCCCGCCAAAGCAACGGCCCCATCGGGGCAACCAAGACGGCGAACAGTATCTTCGTATCTCCTGGAAGCCTCACTCGGTTGAGCGCAGTCTACAGGAACTACCTCGCCGAATACGACAAGTACGTCGGCATGACCCCCGAGCCCGGTGGCAACGTGACAGTCGCCCACAAGGAGTTCTGGACGAAGCTCTGCCAGAAGCAGAAGGGCGGCGAGGCCATCCTCCCGTACAAGCCAGCCGTCATGAAGTCTGACGAGCATTACCTCCTGCTCCACGACATGGTGCCCGCAGGCAAGAACGACCTGAAGGGGCTTGTCCCCTTCAAGGCCGGCACCCCCGAGTCGAAGCGAGCAGCGTACATCGGGAAGAAGTGGGGAGTCGCAGACCCCCGCACGGGCAGGCTCATCGGCTTCGACCAGATCCGCGTCGAAATCAGCCTCACCGGCAAGATGGCAACCGTCTACGTCGCTCCCTTCGACATGACGTTCATTATGCCGAACATGCCGGCCCTCGACAAGGAGATCTACCGGACCCTCAGCGAGATCATTGAGTTCGTCAAGGCTTACAACCCGGACCTTGACGTGACCTACCCGCAGGGCGCGTACACGTCGCCGACGAGCTTCCCCGTCCGTCGCGCTTCCAAACCCAGTTGGATCGTGCTCTCACGGAACTTCAACGTGCTGAACGCGCCTGCTCCCACCGCCCGTAAGCCGCAGTCAATGACCCTCAGTGAATGGGCACGCGCCAACTAACCCCCACATGTGGAGGGGCAGGGACACTCGTACCTTGCCTCTCCACTTCACCATTTCGAAAGGATCGCGATAGGAACACCCGCCATGCTGATCAGTCCATACCAGCAAATCAGTAACCAGCCCATCTCCGTGTATGGGCAGTCCTTCGGGATGCCGGAGTTCGACGGTGAGGAGTACGACAAGAAGCAGAAGCGCGCCTACACGGCGTTCCTGCGGTCCCGCCCCGCCAACTACCTCCCCACCCTCGAAGCGCTACGCCCCCAAGGATGGGACATCCCCCGTCTGTTCGAGACCGACAGGTTCATCGTCACCGAGCCCTGGGACGCATCCCTCCCCGACGTCGCAGCCCCCCTGAAAGGCAGCATCGCCTTCCGCTACGACAAACCCCTCGAGATCACAACCTACAACGAGTACTACGAGAAGACCGGCACCCAACCCGTCACCTGCCCGTCCGGCAGTATCCCCATCGCCTCGCAAGTCAACCTGCGCCTCTCGCCCGAGCAGGCGAACAACATGCCCGACGGCTTCAAGTACGCCCAACGAGCCCCGAAGTCAGACGAATACCCTGACGGCGCGTTCCTGTACTGCGTCCCTAAGACGTTCCTCGACAAGATCGTGCCCTACACGCTGATGCTGTCTCGCAAGCCCCTCGCACGAACTGTCGAGCGCTACATGTTCCCCCTGTGCGCCTACAACACGTCCCTATACCTGTCCGTCGTCCGCGAATCCCCATTCACCACCCGCTACCGGGACACTGCCCCTATTGCTCTGTGGGCCCAGTACAACAGCGACTTCGACCGGGCCATCACAAACCTCATCGACATGTGGGGAAACCAAGGCTGGGTGCCCATGCGCGGCCAATACGCGCTCAGCACCGGCGAAGACCTCGCCTACAAGCATGAACTCCTCGATGACAAGCTCCCGGCCCCGCCAACCAACTAACCACTAAGGACAACCTATGGCCAGCCAGAACTGGACCCTCACTCCCAGCGGCTACTGCTACCCCGACGACGATCCCGAAGACGGGTTCCACCTCCCCCTCAAGACCACACCCACATCCCCCGTGCCTGTGCGCGTCGTGAGCTTCCTGAGCACACTCACCCAGCAGCAGGTGAGCGTCTGGGACTCCCAAACCCCCGACACTGCGGACCTCGTGTCGAAGCTCGACGAAACACGCATCTCCCAAGCGTTCCTGACGTCCGTCACTAGCACAGGCCAGTGGGGGTGGCTGCACGTCCCTGTCGATCACGAGTCAGGCCGGGTCGGTTTCAACACGATCTGGGTACTCCCTGCGAACAAGGAGCAAGCGTGAGAGGTGTCGCAGGTGTCCTCCAGGGCACGGCGGACGTGCGTGGCCGCAGCTTCTACCTGGTCGATGAGGTGAGCGGGCGAACCGTGCAGGTGTGGGTTCGCGAACACGCGGTGCCGCTGATGCGTCGGATGCTCGGCGTGAGGGTGCTGGTTGTGGGGCGCATGGACGGTGCAGGTAGGGCGGTGTTCGCTGAGGATGTGCGCCCCTGTCCGATCCCCACACCAAACCACACCTGCACGAGTGAGGACGAGGCCATGAAGGTCACGGTTGATCACAACCTTGGGTGTATTGCGTTGAGCTTCAGCAGGTACACGCGCCGCGGTAACACGTGGAAGTCAAGCTGGCACGAGAAGGACAAGGAGCAGGCGTTCGAATGGTTCATGGCTGACATCGCTGCGTCGAAGGAACCCGTGCAGTACTTCGTTGCCGGTAGCGACAACAAGACGCGGAAGTCCCTCGTGAATGGCCGTGAGCTCTTGGCGACTTCTCTGACGCCGGCGGATATCTTGTACATCGCCCGCCAGCGTGGGGTGAACATGCCTGCGATGGTCGTAGAGAAGGCCATGCCAGGCCAGCGAGGCCTCCTCGTGAGAACCAACATCACTAAGTAACCCACACCCCGTGATCGCCCCAGAGGGAACGTACTGACTGTCCCTCTGGGGCGATCCTGTATGCTCGCAGCCTCTCATAGAGGCCCGTTCCTATGTCATAGGAGGTGGTCTCTATGTCATAGGGGCCGTGTTCTATGCAAGATGCGCTCATAGGAGGCTGCGAGCGGGTCATAGAGGCCCGTCTGGGAGTCATAGGGGTGCGGTGGGTATGGGAACGCCCCAAGGGGCGTGCAGCGCGTGTCTGCGGCCCCCTGGGGCGTTCTGGATGGTGGCGCTTAGGAGCGCGCGTACTGGCGGGCCTTACGTCGCCGCATGGCAAGAAGAATGCCTCCTGCGGTGACCGAGGCCAGTGAGCCGACGAGGATGTTGGTGTCTGCGCCGGTCTTCGCTAGGGTGCCGTCACCACCACTGGTAGTAGCGGTAGGGGCTGTACCAGCGGGGAGCGCCCCACCAGTAACCGCTCCATCGGTCCCAGTTGTAGACGTAGAGGGACCGGCCCCATGCACCACGTCGGTACCAGGAGTGGCCCCCTCGGTAGGGTTTGCCGGAGCAGCCGGTTCCACGGTTGGAGCGGGTGTTGTTGCGCTCGGTGCGGGGGTTTCGACTGCGGGGGCGGGGCTTTCTGGGGTGGGCTGCTCTGTCGGAGCTGGAGCAGGTGCGGGTGTTTCCGGTGCCGGTGTTGGGTCGGCGGGTGTGGGTTCAGCTGGAGCTGGAGTTTCCGGCGTGGGGTCCGCTGGCGTGGGTTCAGCTGGAGTCGGGTTTGCCGGGGTCGGGTCGGCAGGCTTGGGATCCGTCGGCAGCGCAGGCTCGGTGGTGGGCTCAGTCGTCGGCTCCGGGGTCGGGGCTGGGACAACTGGGGCAGGATCCGCGCTCGCGGCCTTCTTGTAGACGCGCACGTAGTCCACGACCATGCTGGCTCCCGCGCCCGTGTAGGCGTCCTTGTAGGGGATGGCATCCACGTACGTGGTGTCGCCGGAGTCCGAGGCCAGGAAGGTGCCACCAACAATCTGGTTGAGGCGCAGGATCATCCCGTTATCCTCGTCGAGGAACGGGTTGGTGCCCTTGATGTCCTTGTAGTTGACGACGTGGCTGGGCACGCCGTCCAGGTAGAACGTGATCTTGTCCCCGGTCTTCTCCACACCGTACGTGTGGAACTGAGACTGGGTGGTGCCATCGTTCGCGAGCTGGCCGTGATGCTGCTCCGACTTCGACGGGTTACCCAGGCGGGGCGTGTGCGTGTTCCCCTGGAGGTAGGAAGCATCCCAGCCCTTCGACTCGAACACGTCAACCTCCCCGTTGCCTGGCCACGGGCCGCCCTTCTCGCCTGTAGTCCAGAAAGAAGACCAAGACGATGGCGCGTTCTCGGGGAGCTTGATGCGGGCCTCGGCGTAGAAGTCGCCCTTGATGGAGTACTTGACGCCGCTATCATCCTTGGTCTGCACCATGGCCGACGTGAAGGGGGCCGGGTACTCGACCTTCTTGCCGTTCTCCGTGCGCGTGCACGTCCGGTCGATGGTTTCCATCTTCCGGGTCTCTTTGTTCCACTTCACCCGCGTGGGGGAGTAGAGCGCCGTGATGTACAGGTTCCCGTCAGCGACCCGAACGTTCTCGGGGCTGTCGGTGTAGTGGGTCTGGGTTTTCAGGGCCGGGTCGAAGCACCCGTAGGCGTACCCCCATTTGGAGGTGTCGAGGCTGGTGCCGTCGAACTCATCACTCCAAGAGAGTGAGTACCCTGCGGGGGCTTCGGCGTGGGCTGGAGCTGCGAAGAAACTGGTAGCGACGCCGACAGTGGCTAGTACCATTGCCAGCAGCGCACTCGCAGCCCGTCTCCGTGCTGTGTTGACGTTGATCATACTTCCCTTAACTAACTGTTGGGGTTGGACAGCCTCTATCTTACTGACCATAAGGTTGTTGTCTTGTAATCCAACGGGCGTGGTTTATATCTCCAAGCGAAGAAGAGTCCCACTCGCTAAGGCGGTGTCGGACGCTGCGTTCGGCGAGTTCCGCCGCCAAATCGACTACAAGACCGCACGCACCAGCGCGACACTACACGTTATCAACCGCTGGTACCCATCCAGTAAGACATGCTCGAAATGCGGGGCAGTGAAAGCCAAACTGTCCCTGTCCGAGCGCGTGTTCCACTGCGATGCGTGCGGCCTGTCCATGGACCGCGACCTAAACGCCGCGGTCAATATTCTGGTCGCCGGGAGTGCCCCGGAGACGTTAAACGCGCATGGAGGGGACACAAGCCGGGCCGACACCGTGTCGGGCAACGCAGACCCCAGTGAAACGCGAACCAAGCCGGCGCAGTGGAAACCGCGCCGGCTTGGAGCGGGAGCCCGCAAGGGTGCCCTACAAACTGCAACAAAGTAGTTTGTAACGGTGTTAGGCGTATCCGAGCCAGCGTCCCGATGGGGCGAACTGGGAGGTGCGACCGTCAACGCTCACGACGCCGACCGCCATGCGTCCATCGGAGGGTTCGAGCCAGTACCAGGCCCCGGCCTGTTGGAGCCAGCCAGTGTGCATCCTGCCGTTGCCGGCTAGCCAGTACCAGGTGTCGCCGTCGTTGACCCAGCTGGTGCGCATCGCGCCGCTGGGGGCGAGGAGGAACCAGCCGGTGCCGTCGTTGATCCATCCGGTGCGCATTTGGGCGCTACCGGGCTGCATGTAGTACCAGGAGCCGCTGATCTGCGCCCAGCCTTCCACGGCGCGCCCGTTACCAGCCAGGTAGTACCAGGACCCGAGGTTACGCCAGCCGCCGGCGTCCATGCGCCCATTGGAGGGGTTGAGCCAGAACCAGCCGGTACCGTCATTGACCCACCCGGTCTTCATGACGCCGTCCGAACCCATGTAGTACCAGGAGCCGCGGTCGAGCAGCCAGCCTGTAGCCATCGCCCCGTTGCCGTTGAGCCAGTACCAGGATCCGCTGATGCGGTGCCAGCCGCCGCTTGCCATGTGGCCGGCGTCGTCCACCCAGTACCACTTGTCGCCGTCGTGAACCCAGGTGCTCGTCGCCATCACGGATGAGGCGTTCATCCAGTACCAGTAGCCTCCGTCCTGGACCCACCCGTTCTCGACGGCGGACACGGACGCGTCGAAGTAGTGCCAGCCGTCGTAGAAGCCCTTCCACCATCCGCGCGTGACCGCTGGCTTACCGTCGTAGAACCAGTACGTGTGCGGCGTGGTCGATGCGAACGTGTGTCCCATGCCGACGTTCAGGTGCGGGCGCGTGATCCCGCCGGGCGTGAAGGTGCCGACGAGGGCCGGGATGCCGGCGTTGCGCATCGAGTAGCCGTCGAACCACTCGTAGCGGCCCCTCAGCGCGGGCAGGCCGAGGCGATCGGGAGTGCTGAACTCGAAGCCAGTATCCATGACCAGGGAAGGCGACAGTGTGTTCAGGAAGGATTCACTGTTCGACGTGTACAGGCCGTGGTGTCCGGCCTTCAGCCAGTCCACGTGACCGACCACGCCAGCCACGTAGTCTTCCTTGCCTTCGCCGCTCTCGAGGTCGGCGGCCAGGTAGGCGCTGCGCCCGTGGGCCGTGATTTTTGCCGTGTAGCTGATGAGGTTCGTGTTCGCGAGCTTACCGGGGTGCGCGTACTCCTCACCAGGAGACAGGGGCACGATCTGGACGAGCATGTCGCCCATCTGAATGCGATCGCCCTGCCCCGGCTTGACGTGCTGGTCGAACGTCGCCCCGTACGCGCCCTGAGCCCACGTCGCCGCGGCCACGAGATCGTCGTAGACCTTCTGGTTGTCCCACAGCGGGTTCACGTCATCACTGACCGAGTAGGAGTCGTCGTAGACGGGCGTGTAGATGTGCTTGGGCTGGTACCGGTGAATCAGAGTGTCAGCCCACCCGATGTGGTCGGAGTGGGGGTGCGTGCCGATGAAGAAGTCGAGATTGCTGGAGTTGATGCCCAGACTGTCGAGGTAGGGGCGCACCTGGTCTTCCTGCCCCCACAACGCGATGTTCGCGCGCTTCGGGTAACGGGGGTCCGACCCGTCTGGGTAGTCGTTATCGTCGCCCGCGTCCACGATGCCGAAGTGGCCGTTCGACTCCACGACGATGCAGTCAGCGCCCGACAGGGACAAAATGTGCACCTTGTCGTTGCCGACACTCCCATCCGGTTGCGTGGTGACCAGGGGCGGGGTCTGCTTCGACGGCACTGACGGCACGGGCGCGGGAGCCACCTGGACGTCGGGGCGGGCCGCTCGAGCGTCCATCTCAGCCTGTTGAGCGTCAGCCGCTTCCCGATCCTCCTCGGACACGGACGGGTTGCTAGGAGCCACGATCGACGCATCCCCAGACGAGGAGTCCGTCTGCGACGGGGCGGCGAACGAAGTGGCGGGGATTAACGCCAGAGACAAGGCTGCTACCAGCCCCACCCCGACGGTGCGAGAACGATTCATTGATAGAGTGTTCCTTTCTGCGGAAACATGGGAGAGTGCTCTCCCATCTTAGAGCGCGACACTGCGCCACTGGCGTTTGGTTGCAAGAAACACCTCCAGGCATGACGAAAGGCCCCCAACCAGAGAAGAGAAAAGATGGTCGGGGGCCTTCGCCGTTGTGAGGTGGGGCCCTTGGATGCGTGCTGACATCGTTTAACTCCCCCCAGGCCGATGTCCAAAACCATTGGAGGAGCAGAGTCCCTTGGTGCCCAGGCAGCCTCACACTACCTGGCTTAGGAGGATCGCCAATGGCGACCGTGCGCATTGTGGGACTCGAACCCACACGCCCAAAGGCACTGGAACCTAAATCCAGCGCGTCTGCCAAATTCCGCCAAATGCGCTTCACGCCAACCCGCCCCGCAAGACGGGCTGACAGTGTGATTGCTTCTCTCTCTGTGTAAAGCTAGGTAGTCCCGGAGGACACCTAGCAGCTAGGTAGCTGCACCTCTTACGAGAACAGCTGTGGACCGTACGGGACTCGAACCCGCAACCTCCTGCTTGCAAGGCAGGCGCTCTACCAATTGTCGCTAACGGCCCAGGCGGGGCAGTGGGAGTCGCACCCACACGTTCCATTCGTGCGCATCGAACAGATCGCGGCTGAACTATACCCCTGACGAAAACAGTTCCAACTATCCACCGGGGAGATCAACCCCCAACGGTTAGCTTTCGCTGCCTTCGCACGCGAACAAGTCGCGCTCTGCGACGGGACTCGAACCCGTAACCTCCAGGTTTTATGGCCTGGCGCTCTTCCGATTAGAGCTACGCATTGTGGACTTCGAAGGACTCGAACCCTCATCTTCCCCGCACTGCGGCGGGTTGCTTTCCCCGGTGGGGCCACGCGTTGCCCCAAGTTAAGCTAGAAGCCCAGGTGTGGCGTGCGGGAGTCGAACCCGCCCCCGGCAGTCTTGTTGATGCTCCACCAGTTGAGCTATACCCTGTACTCGTGTTTCCACCCACTGCGGGGTGGCCCTTTCGGGGTGGCGGGACTCGAACCCGCATCCTTCAACTCTTTCATGCCGTGCGGCCCACGCCGCTCACGCCACAAGATCACTATTAAGTTAGAGAACCTTATTGTTTGGCCCTGCATCCCGGAGTCGAACCGGGGTCGCACTGGCATGTTCCGCTGGTCTACCGTTGACTTATGCGCAGGGCCTTTGGCCGGAACCACCAGCCGCGAGGATGGTGATACCCACCCCCAATGTCAACTTGGTTCTTGTTGACATCCGTCGGGGTGACAGGATTTGAACCTGCGACCCTCTGCTCCCAAAGCAGATGCGCTACCAAGCTGCGCTACACCCCGTATTCAGTTTCACTGCCATTGGTTTGTGGCGGTGGAGCCGCTCGAGGGGGTCGAACCCTCAACCGTCCGCTTACAAGGCGGATGCTCTGCCAGTTGAGCTAGAGCGGCGTGTGCTGCCCGAGGCTTATTAGCGTCGAGGTCGTTGCCTCGGGCAGCTGTCCCTATCACACTTGCCAGGAGTCGGAGAATTTTTCCTCCTGACATGGACTAATTTAGCAGCGTGCGGTTCCGTGTGCAACCGTTAGGAACCCACATTCTAGTTAAGTGGATCACAAGCGTCTTGGGGTGGAGAAAAGCCCCAGGCTCCACACGAAACCTGGGGGTATCCCCTACCTGACGCGCTCAGGCACTTACTTCACTCAGACCCAGAAGTAACGCGCCAAGGTAGGGGACGTTTCTCGGACCTCCCCGTCAGTTGCCGAGCTCGGACACGGCTGTATCCACGTCGGCCTGAGCGGAAGCAACGTTCTCCTGGGCGGAAGCGACGGCATCCTCAGCCTCGACACGGTTGGCAACTGCGTCAGCCACGCCCGCGAGCGCGTCCTCAGTGCCCTTGTGTGCGTCGGTGAGAGCCTTGTCGGCGGCTGCGACGTCCGCAGCGTTGTTGGCGGCGGTGTCATAGGCTTCCTGAGCGGATTCCTGGGCCTTCGTGGCTTCGGTTGCGGCCTGGGTAGCCTGCTCGACGTCCTGCTGGGCGGGTGCGACCTGCTCGGCCTGTTCGCGGGCGAAGTCGTCGGCCTGGGTGGCCTTGTCCTGTGCCTTGGCCTGAGCGTCGGACGCTTCGGTCACGGCCTGGCGGGCGGCGGCGGGGTCAGCGTTGTCGCGGTCTGCGACGGCCTGGTCGCGCGCAGTCTGAGCAGCCTCGAGGTCAGCCTGGGTCTTGTCGGCGGCTTCGGTGGCCTTCTCGACGTTCTCCGTGTCACGGGTGACGGTGGCCTGTGCGCTGTTGAGGGCGGCCTCGAGGTCAGTGAGGGTTCCCGCAGTCTCGATCTTGGAGACCTTGGGGGCCTCCTTCGTCTCCACGTTGCCCTCGTAGGCGGGGTAGGCGTGCGTGGGCGAGTAGTTCGGGTCGAAGGCGGTGGGGACAGGCTTACCGCCCCACACGTCCACGCCAGTGGGAGCGTAGGTGTAGGCTCCCTTGGTGTTCTCGTCGGCGATGAGGCCAACGACAGCGATGTGGCCGTCTTCGCTAACGCCGATACCGAACGCGTTGATGCGTTCGTTGAGCATCGTCGCGTCGGCAGAGCGGATGCTGTGGAAGGCGTCGAAGGCGTCCTGAGCTGCCTTGAGGGGATTCTTGTCTTCCCAGCTGGTGCCGGTTGACAGGGATCCGTAGGGGCGGTTGGTCAGTCCGTTGGGGCTGGTCTTGTCCCACTTGCCCATGTCGGGGCCGACTAGGAAGTCGGGGTTCGTGTCGGCGTGTGCCTGGGCGAAGGCCTGTACGTCAACTCCGATGGGAGCCGGTGCCAGACCGTACTGCCCTCGGTAGTCGTTCATCATCTGGAGGAGGAACGCTCGGACGAGTTCCTGCTTCTCGGAGACGGTCAGGCCCTCCCAGTTGATACCGCCGGCTTCGGCAGCCTGCTTGGCTGCATCGAGGTTGGCCTGGGCGGTGTTGAGGGAGGCGGTAGACGCTTCGAGAGCGGCCTTCGCCTCGTCCTTCTTGGCCTGCGCGTCAGTGTTCGCGTTCTTCGCGGAGTCCAGGGCAGCTTCGGCATCGACGGCGGCGTGCGCTCGAGTAGCCTGATCGGCCATAACGGTGGCGAGGCGATCCTGCGCATCCTTGAGGGCGGCATTCGCCTTGTCGAGGTCAGCGTGAGCGGTGTCGGCTTCACCCTTGGCCTTGTCGGCCTGGGTGCGGGCATTAGTCAGCGCAGCCTTCGCGTCGTCGAGCTTCTTCTGGGCGTCGGCGGTAGCGGCCTTCGCATCGTTGAGGTCGTTCTTCGCCTTCATGTACGAGACGGCCCCGGCGGGGTCGGCCTTCATGGCAGCGTCGAGCGTGGCCTTCGCGTCGGCTTCCTTGGCCTTCGCGTCCGCGAGCGCACCCTGGGCGGCGGTTTCCGCGTCCTGAGCTGCGGAAAGCCGGTTCTGCGCGTCAGCCAGGGCGTTGTTCGCGTCCAGGAGCGCGGCCTGGGCGGCTGCGAATCGAGCCTGCGCGTCGGCGTGGCTCGTGTCAGCGGACACGGTGTTGTCCGGGACATATGCCGGCGCATATGTGGGGACGTCGAAGTTGCCGTCCAGGACTGGGGACTGCGTGTAGAAGCCGTCACTGTAGGCGGAGCCTCGTCCCAGACCCAGCTGAGAGGAGGGGAAGGTTGGCGTCTTAACTGTGGTGCGAGGAGTGGTGGCTCGCGGCGTCGTGGGAGCGGTCGGCGCTGTCGGCGCGGTCGGGGTCTGGGTTGTAGGTGCTGGTGTGGTAGGCGCGGGGGTCGTGGTGGAGGGATGCTGCGCGAACGTGGGGACTGTTTGCTTGGCGGGTGCGGTCTTGTCGGGGTTGGTGCACGCGCCGAGGGTGGCGGCGGCAGTAAATGCGACGAGCGCCGCAATGATCTTCTTGGTGTTCATGGTTTTCCTTCTGGATTGTATTGTCGAGTGAAGTAACATCCCGAATCGGGACACTACATACCATATAGCGCCCGAATCGGGCATGCAAGTGGGAGCGAATCCGCGCATATACGAGCGCCCCAGAGTGGGGATTGTTGGTCCTTAACCTGGGGCGCTCTGCCGGGGGTTACTTCCTTTCAGGTTGTGCTGCGTTGGGGTTGATGGTGAATCGTTGTCCGTGCAGCATGAGTGCGTACTGTGTGAGTGTTCGCCAGGGGGTGTTGGCGGGTAGTAGGAGTGGGGGTTTGGCGATGGCCGTTTCGACATCGGTTTCGGGGATGCCGAGTAGTGGGGCGTTGTTTCTGACCCAGGCGTGCCAGTGTGCCCACATGCGTTCGCATGACTGTGGTGATGGGGTGGTTCTCCCTTCCTCCCACAGTTCTGCGTCGCGCGTGGAGCCCGCGCCCATGAGGTCGGCCCACACGGCCATGGGTGTGGCTGACGCTTCACGTAGGGCTTTGATGACGGGAGGAGGGAGGAGGCGCGCTTCGCGGACGGCTTGGAGGCGCAGCTCGTGTTCCTCGTGTGCGGCCTGGTGGGTGCGGGTAAAGCCGTCGAAGATGACACTGAGGGCCGTGATCTTGTCGCTTTCCCGCCTGGAGGCTTCGCGCACACTGTCCATGGCTTTGCACCCGTCCACGGCTTCAATGTAGGCCAAGCATGACGTGGCCTCGTCCTGCCCGAAGACCCTACACGCCTCCTGCACGGCTTCCTCGCTGTCGGCGACGGTGATGAGGTGGATGTCCGCGCGGGACGGCTCCCATGGGAGCGTTCGGAGGACTGACGGGCGCACGAGGCGCTTCTGGACGGCTACCTCCAGGTAGTTTTCCGCAGCGACGACTTCGGGAGCCTTAACGAAGCTGGGGGACTGCGCCCACTCCTCGAGGGTGTCGATGCAGTGGCGCGCGTGAGCGTCCTTGGGGAGGACGTCCTGGAACCAGTCCTCAAGGAACTCCCGCATAGCGCCTTCATCGCGCACGTTGATATGACCCTCCGTGTGGCGGTCCCACAACGTAACGTAGAAGCTCCCGTTTGCCGCTTCCATGTCAGCCCTCCAGCCCGAGAGTAGGCGGGGTCAGGACACTCACCTTGAGCGTGCGGTGACGCTTCTCCACAGACGGGTGGATTATGTGCGTCACGACGTGACTGACCGTGTATGGCCCAGACCCGTACACCTGCGTAATCGCCACGTCCAGCGTACAGCCGTTAGCCGCAAGGAGGTCCTGTGCGAAACTCGCGAGTGGAGTCAACTCCTTCTTGCTGAGCGTATTGTCAACTTCCATAGTCGCACCATTGACGTTGCGGGTCGTCGCTTCGGCGCTCCCTTTGCCGCCGTTCAAGACGACCTCTTTGAGGGCGTGCTCGACGCAACTGTAGGCCCCATTCGGACGCAGCTGCTCAGGCGTGTTAATTGCATAGTCCGCAAGGATCTGCCACGCAGCTTCCATCCCCGCTGCAGGACCGGTGAGGCGCGCTTCGACAGCGATGCGATACAATTCTTCCTCCTTGTCTGGTTGGTTTCGCGCTCACTGAATGAGCGTTGCTGTGTTGGTGCCGCGGCTACTTAGTGCGGCGCAGGACAAGGACCGTCTTCGTCGGCCACGGCAGGCGGTCGATGTCGTAGAGGCGCTGGAAGTGCTCGAGGTAGCCTTCGTCCCACTCGTCGTATCTGCGTTCAACGGTGCAGTCTCCCCAGTAGCGGATGTGCGTACCGAACGCGCCTTGCACTTCGCCGTACCACTCGCCTGATTCTCGCGGGAGACTGTCAAGTCCCCATACGGAGTGGAAGGCGATCTCGTAGAGGCTGGCCGGGTCAGCGTGGATCTCGAGGTTGTCCCAGTCGATCTGGTAGTTCTTCACGTTCCCGACGCGGACAACCTTGTTCATTGCGAGCGCGCCGACCCAGGTGAGGACTTCGCGCATCGCGTCTTCCGACTTGACCTTGAGTGACCGCGGTAGCTCTGAGCGTAGCTGGAACCGCACTCCTGCCCAATCGCGAACGATAGCCACGCCACCGTCAGCGACGAGTCCCCAGATGGTCTCCATCTCCTCGAACCCGTCATCCTGGCCTGTTAGTTCGTGCACGACACTGGACAGGAACACCACGTCGTAGGTGCCGACCTGTTCTTGGAGGTCTTCCCGTGTGCGGAAGGTGGCTCCAGCGTCCCGCATGGCGGTCTCGACCGTGGCGCTGATGTCGTGGCACTCGTACACGCCGCCAGCGGCTTCGACGCGCTCACGGATACCGCCCTGGACGGGCATACCGCACCCGTAGCCGAGGACACGCGCCCCCGGCGTGACGTAAGGGGCTAGGGCCTCCCACTTCGCATCGAGCGACGCAGCCATACGACGCACGTACTCGGGACTCGTGGAGTCCATGTAGTTGTCCATAGGTGGATCCTTCTTGTTCATTCGTGTAGCTGGTTAGCGGCGCAGCTGATCGAGCAGGTTCATCTGGGCGGCCAGAGTCTCAACCGAAAGCGATCGTGAAGAGCTGTTGACAGCGTCGGACGCTTCCTTCATCACGCTCATTTGTTGCTCGACGTCGTTGAAGAGGCTCTTCAGCTCCTTCTCGATATCCCATGTTGAGGAGAGAGACGAGGTGTTCAGCCTGTAGTTGCAGTAGTGATCGCCCGGCTTCCCCATACAGGCGCTCATGGACTTGCCGAAACACCGCATGAGCATCAACCTGATGGCTTCCACATCGAAATCGAAATGCTGCATAGTTGCACTAATCGCACGTTGAGCTTCTGCCTTAGCAGTATTTGCCGCCGCATCTCGTTGGCTCTCCCAGTCATCTAGGAACCGCCATTCAGGGCCTCTGTTCGGGTCAACAAAGAGATTAAGCTTGCCTTTTTCATGCAGCTTCAGCAGGGTTGTCCCTGTCTCGTCGGGGCGGTGGAGGATGCGTTGCAGTTCAGCAACAAGCGCGAGAGCTGCACCCCACTCTCGAATCTTCTCCCCTAGGCAAACTCCCTCCTGTACACATTTCTCGAACCTGCCAACAGCCTGGAAGTAATCGCGTGCTAGTCGCGAGAGGTTCCGCTGCGTCTCGTAGTCAAAGCGACGGAAAATAGGCTCTACGATCCGCCCGCTCGGATCGTCAAAGTACGCCGTAAACTCCTGACGATTCTCACGGACAAGAGGGAGCGTGCTGGCAACCTCATAGACTAGTTGTCCCCCACATCGGTACGCTTCGACACCCTCGGCGATGAACTGGTCAGCGTAGCCAACCTTCGCGAGGTTCAGCACGCTTTCCGACAGGCGGGATGCAACCTGGTCGATGTATTCGTTATTGCTCATGGTGTTCCTTCCTTGCTGGCCTACATGCCCTAGTGTTTCTTGTTGGTGTCCTAGTCGCGCGGTCGTCCGAATTACTGAGGGTTGATAATGAACAGCAGGATGACAGGCGACAGAGCGAGTAGAGCTCCACCACTGAGGCCGAAGAACACCTGTTGGCCGTAAGTCAGCGTGAGAAAACCCTTCAGTTTTTCCTTTAGATTGGGGCTGCGGCGTAGACACATTGTGTATTCATCCCTTCGTGCCAGCCATGCAGGGTGTGTATAGAAAACACCGTTGGTTGACTGCCCCGCAGTCTTATCCAGTTCCTTTGCAGCTACCATGCGCCAGTAGCGCATACGTTCTTCGTACTTGAAAGTACGGTTCTTCCTGAATTGGGTTTCGTACCACTGTGCGAGTGCTTATGCGGCACGATGAGTCATCCAAAACTTGTCACGCCCGCTCACGATGTACGTTTCGTCACAAGCTTTATTCCAGCGCTCGATGAGATCGTGAAGCGCAGCATGATTCTTGCTGATTTCTGGCTTGTACATGTGTTCTCCTATTACCGATGATTGAGTAGTGCTTGGGTGTGGGCCATGATGCGCACGAGCGAGTCGATGCGGGCTTCTGGCGTAGCGCTGGGGGTGCGCCAGGTGTTCCAGTCGTCGGTGCTGCCGTTGTCGGCGTTGTAGGCGTTGAGTGCTCGCGTGAGCGCCTGGTAGTGATTCTCTCCTGCGAGAGCCGTGGTCTCGGCGCGCAGGATAGTTGCTGCGGCTCCCAGGAGGATGATGAGGTCTGCGGGGGAACGCAGGGGGTCACCGTCGAGTTCCGCGTCCGCGTACGCGCCGAGGATTGTGCGTTCAGCGTCGATAGCTGCGGGGGTGAGCGGGGCCCGGTCGTAACGCCAGGCGATCTCCTGGTTAAGGAGGCCGACCCCGATAATGACGGTGTGCGTCGCGGCTTCCGCAACTTCGCGGGTGTCAGCGGTGGGCATTCTGGCGGCTCCCCACTGAAATCCATGTCGCACTGGCGATAACGAATGCGACGCCGACAACGCCGAAGGAGACGCCGAGCCAGTAGTCCCACGCGCCTCCATCACCAACGGCGGTCAGGTGGATGAGGAGGGCGATGAGTAGGAGGGCGCTTGTGAGGGCTCCTGTTACGAATGCGTATGCTTGCCGCATTTGCTTCTCCTTCTTCCTGCGTTTGCTTTCTGGTATTGATTGGTAGTTTAGTCGGTTTTATCTTGCGCTCAAGCGTGTTTATATACCAAATTAGTTAAGTGGATCACACGAGGGAGCAGGGGGGAAAGACGCAAAAACAGGACCGGCCCAAACCCACACGGAGAGGTTCAGGCCGGTCCATAACCCAGAAAGCGGAAGGAACCCAAAGGGTCACCGCCAGACCGATCATACACGCCAAACGACTAACCAGTCCACTCAAGACCCCGCTTGTCTGGAGCTAACAACTACACGCCATTAGGTTCCCTCACGGAGCCTTGGTAGATGTAGGCGTTGTGGACGCCGAAATGGATGGAGTGGTCGGTGGGGCTTTGTCTGCGCATCAGCGTCTTATCGTTCACGTAGGTTCCTCTGACGGGGAGCGTATGCCAGATCCCGCCGATACCTCGGAACGTGTCGGTTTCGAGTTCCTGAACCCAGATTGTCTTGGCTGTTGCGCGGACGACCTCGTAGAACAGGCCGCCCATTTGGAGAATGGTGCCAACGGGCATGACCTGTGGCGGTGTGGTAGTCATTGGAGTATTCCTTTCGTTGGTCTTAGGTGTTTAGGTGTCGTATCGGGGGTCATGGACTTCGCCGCGATATCGGCGCACCTGGTGGCCCCGAATGTAGAGCTTGCCGTCCTTGTGGAGGCGGCAGGGGATGATGGTGTCGTTAACGAAGCCTCCCTGAACGGGGATGCGAGCGAAGTCAAAGGTGCGCAGGACAAATGCTTCGACGGTTGTTACTTGACGTAGCCAGACTGTTTTCGGCGCGCTGCGCACAACTTCGTAGTAGTAGATGCCCTCACGCGGATCGCACATGCGGACGATCGCTTCAACCGGCATGAGGGGTTTGGGTTTGTCCATGAGAGGTTCCTATCTGGGCTTGTGCACGATATCCCTGGTTGGGTGGAGCGTGGTGGTTGCGTCTGGTCGGATGTGGCCCGTGTTGTCGATGCGGCGCATGATGGGGTCTCCGATCAGGGTTGAGCGGCTGATCGTCGGCGGCGCGGTTCTCGATCGGGTGACTTCGAGTTCTTGCAACCAGAGAGTCTTCTCAGTGCGCTTCACAACCTTCCAAGCGCGCTCAGCTACCGGGGACCAGTAGATCGTCCCCACTGGCGGGAGAGTGAACCGGTCCCTGATGTGAGGAGGCATGGTTTCGTAGCTCCCTCTTCTACTGGCCGGGCCGGTAGATGTCGCCGTACAGGTCCGCGTACACGCCCTTGTGGATGCACAGGCACGCATCTTGGAGGACTCGGCACTGACGTAGAGGAACGTCCGTGCGGATCATGCCGAGCATGGGTTCTCCTGCGGTGTTGGTGACGAGTTGGCGTAGCCACACGGTTTTTTCGGTGCGGCGTTCGACCTGCCAGTACTCGTCCTCGCGTAGGCGCGTGTAGTGCCTCATGTGGCTTAGCCGGTAGATGGTTCCGATCGGTGGTGCGACGAGCTCGTGCTTCGTCATGTTCTTTGGCCCTTCCTTTCTTCGTGGGTACGTGGATGCTACCTGTATAGCTCCTGCGGGGGGGTGGGGAGCATAGGTGCGCCGACAAGATGGGCGTAATCGAATCTTCCTGTCACTCATCCCTAAGCCGACGCACCGTCACGCACACTGTCAACGCTTGATCCGCCCCTGCTCGTCACGCGCAGAACCCAGACCGACTTCCGGGAATGTCACGTGAGCGAGCGTCTTTCCGCCCGCAAGGTTCGGGTGGGAGAACCAATAGCCGCGCCCAACGCTTACACGCCGAGTGGGAGGCACACCAGCTGCCGTGCACGTCTCGGGGGTGAGTGTGTATGAATCCCACGTCACGCGCCCTAGCTCGTCCACGCTTGGCGCAGATTCCGTGTATCCGCAGATCGTCCCGTCTCTATCAACCAGTACGCCATGATGCTCGATGTTGCGGCGCTCAAGTACGCGCTTTTCTGCTTTGGATGCCTTACCGACGGCCTCGGCCCAAGCGGTTACAGGAGCAGGGTCCGCGTCAGTCATGCGCAGCTTGTTCTGCAAGTGGTGTCGGACCTTGTTCGCGTAGTAGTCGTCTACTGGCTGTGCGCCTGCTTTCGCGCCGTTTGCTCCACCGCCGTTCATGCGGCGTTCGATCTCCTGGAAGATCTGTGCTGTCCCTCTGGGGGCGCGCTTGTAGGTCTCATCGACGCGGATGTTGGTGCCGTCGGCGCGTTTGCGTAGACCGCTTTGCGTGTAGATCCAGGATCCGCGAACGAGCGCGTACTCGGTGACAGTCCTGTGGGTATTCTTGTCGATCCAGTGCGTGTAGGTGACGCGAACCTTGCGTGTGTCTGTGGTTTTCATTGCTTGTGCTTTCTTCTGGCGTTGCAGCCAGACAATGTAGAGGTTTTGTACGTCCTCTGGCGTGCTGGTGGCCCAGTGGGCGATGCTGGGGCGGCAGAAGTCCGTGCGGTTGTAGTGCTTCGAGGTGTGGTGCCACTCTTCGACCTCGAGGAAGTACTCTCGCAGGAACTCGAGCGGGTATTTGTCGAGCTGTAGGTACGTTCGAGCGCCTGCGGGGAGCACGTCCAGGATGTCGGCCTTGCCCCATTTGGAGCGGGGGCGCAGGCCGCGGTCGTATGCGTCGATGGCGTTGTTACTCATCGACCAATCATCGGCGTAGCCAGCCATGACTCACCACGCTCCCGCGCTGTACCGTTACAAGCTACTTGTTTGTGGCTTGTAGGACGGTCTTGCGGCCGTCCGCTCCAAGTCTTACGCGGTTGTCGCCGCCGCTTGGTTCGCACTTCACTGGGACTTGCGTTGCGCAACCGTGCTGGTTGCTCCGACTTACTGTCCCTCTGTGCGCGTTTAGGGTCTCCGGGGCACTCCCGGCGACCAGAATGTTGACCGCGGCGTTCAAGTCACGGTCCATGACGAGGCCG